CTCTTCCGATCTCTTCAAAAATTCCCCGGGGGTTATATTTGAAAAACAAAATCAAAGGAGGTTTGGTGAATGAGTGAAAATTACACTCGGGACTTCATAAACGAGGTCAAGGGTTCTCTAAATTCTTGTTCTTCTGGGTCTTCAGACAGAGGAACTATCGACCAGACAGCTCGTGATAACATTTCTGATCATACGGCTGATTCTGATGTACACGTCACCGCAGCAGAAAAAGCAAGCTGGAACAACAAGGCGGAGCTTTCGGATATTCCCGCTTCGCTGCCGGCAAACGGCGGAAACGCTGATACCGTTGACGGGCTTCACGCGAATGAAATCGCAAGCAACCCGAATCTGCTGATTAATCACGATTTTCGGATAAATCAGCGGGGGCAGTCGGAATATACAAGCACTGGCAACGTGTCTATTTATACAGTAGACAGGTGGTCTTTGGTTGCTTTAGAATCCGCAACTCTCAAATATAATTCCGAAAGTGGAGTAACATTTATATCCAATAACAGCGAAGGCATTATATGGAGCGAAATGCGCCAATATCTCGAAAAGGATGTGTGTGCTCGGCTGAGAGGTAAAACACTCACGCTTTCTGCGATGATAGACGGCACATTATACAAAGGGACGGTAGTTAATTATGACGATACTTCTGACTACCAGCCCATTTGTATTAAAGCTGGTGCTTTTGAGATTGATTTAAGGAATATTCCTACCAGTGAAAGAGCTGCTTATGTGCGTATCGGTGGAAATGGCCCATTCACCGTGACAAACATTGAGTATGTCAAGTTGGAAGTCGGCAGCATTGCAACACCTTTTGTGCCGTCTAGCCCAGCAATCGAGCTTGCAAAGTGCCAGCGATACTTCCAGATACGCAGCGCCGGAGATATTCCGGCAGTTGACCTCAGACCGTCAATGAGGATAACACCGACTGTGACACAGCTTTCAGACGGAAATTACGCGTACAGCGCAGAACTATAAGGAGGCTGTAAAATGAGCAATACAACAACTTCCTCGGGAGCAGTTGACGAATTTGGTCACTATCATCCAGATACTACCGCAATTGTTGATGGCCAAAAAGTTACCATACCAGGCTGCCGAGTTGAAGATGGCGATTACCATTTTCTTGTAAATGCCATAGATCGATCTATAGAGCCGTACACTGATTCGTCTGAAAACGCTCCAAACGCCACCAACAAGATCAAGCTCACGCAGTATGATCATAACTCCGAGATCTTTACCGCGGAAGTTCCTCGATGGATTGAAGGCCATGACATGGCAATGTGCAACCGCATCGAGATTCATTTTCTTAATGCCGGAGAGGGCGGTTCGAGTGAAGGCGTTCATCTCATAGACATGGAAAAGTCTGTTGAGATTGTACAAGGCGACCCCGACCGAATAATGTTCGCGTGGCCTATAACAATGGCCGCCACACAGTATGTAGGAACTCTTTCCTTCGCAATTCGTTTTGCATGCGTGAAACCTATAGAATCCGAAGATGATGAAGCAGAGCTATTCTATGCTTGGAGTACGCTTCCTTATTCCAAGATTCAGATCGGAAAGAGCATCAATAATGCTGAGGTCATAGTTGACAAGTACCAGGATATTCTTGCTCAATGGGAAAACAAATTATCGGTTGGTGTTCAATCTGTTAAACAAACCACAAAAAGCTTCGATTCTGGCGGAGTGAATGTTATAACAGTAACTCTTACGAATGGCAGAACATCATCGTTCGAAGTTCGTAATGGTTTCTCTCCGGAAAAAGGAGTAGATTACTGGACTGATGAGGATAAGGCTGAAATTCTCAAGTACATCTATGATAGCATTCCACTTGCTGAGGGGGAGAGTTTCTAATGGCTGAAAAGTACATAATTAAGGATACAACTCTTAAAGGTATAGCGGATGCTATAAGAGCTAAGCGAGAAACAACCGATCCCATTCAAGTTTCAGATATGGCTCTCGAAATAATGTCCATATCAATACCAGAAGAGCTTGTCCTTGGTGGTATAACCATAACTCCTACTGGCGAAGAGATCGTCAAAGTTCCAACAGGAAGTATTGGCGCATTCGGAATTGTCACAGTGGAAGGTGATCAAAATCTCATTCCGGGAAACATCAAGAAAGACGAAGTGATCTATGGAGTAGTAGGAACACTCGAAGCTATTGACACATCTGACGCTACAGCTACCGCAGAAGACATTGCTGAGGGCGTGACGGCGTATGTAAATGGCGAGAAGATTGTCGGAACTCATGTTTGTTCAGGCGAGTCAGAATCTGGCTCCACAGAGGACGAAGCGACATTTGTTCTCAACGATACTACCGTTACACCAAACGGCATGGACTTCACAATTACTCCAGACGAAGGCACCGATGGCTTCTCAGCAGTAAATGTTGAGGGCGATGAAAATCTCAAGCCTGAAAATATTCTCCGTGATGTGACTATCTACGGAGTAACTGGAACTGCTGATTCTCTGTCTGACGCTTATCTTCAGGAGAAAGAAGTTACTCCTGCTGCTGTAGACCTTACTGTAATGGCTGATGAAGACTATGCGGCGTTGAGCAAAGTCACCGTTCTTGGCGATTCAAACCTTAAAGCTGAGAATATACGAGCTGGGGTTGAGATCTTCGGTGTGGAAGGTAGTCTTGACAAGTTCGACAAACCTATGACCGAAACCACAATTACACCAAGTGCAAAGGAACAAGTTGTAACGCCTGATTCTGAGCATAGCGGCTTTAGCAAAGTTACTGTCGCTGGCGACGATAATCTTGTAGCTTCAAACATCAGAAAGGGCGTTACGATATTCGGTGTGACTGGTACAAACGAAGGAGGAGAAGATTCTCCTATGATCATGGGTGATGTTGTTTATTATGGACCGGCTATTGAATTAGCCGACGTATCTATCTGCGAATAAGGAGGTGGTAACTGATGTTTAAAAACGAATACAAAGATTCGTTCGGAAAGACGTATTCCAGTGGCGTGTACGAAGCTGCACAAAAAGCAAACAACTGGTCGCTAGCGTATACTTTGGCTTATGCTCTTTCGAAGAATGGTATGCAGTATGCCACCGACAAAACAGGAAAATGCTCGGTCATAAACGAAACGAGTTTGGCTCCAACGTGTACGATTGCCGGAAAATCAACCGACACGACGTGCTCCGTCATTGCCAAATTTAAGAGTATGTCACTGATAATAACGATTCTTACATCGAGCGATGGAAAGTACGCATTTCCGAGAGGCATATTTGTAGTCAACTCTGATGGCGAAACGTTGGGGACCTTATGCAAGTATGACGAAGAGTCGACCTCTACTTCCTTGAGCGACAGTACTATTCCACTATATGGCCCTAAATGCCAATGGATATATGAGTGGTCCAATGACATAAACACCGACGAGGATAAATACCGGGTCCAGACTGCGACATTTAAAGACGCAGATGCCAATTTCGATTGCTGCTCGTTACATTTTTGGGCGGAGGACGTTTCCCTTGGAGCAATCATGTTTTTCAAGGCAAAAGATTATTTCAGCTCAAAATACAAGTATGGGTTCGGTATGTTCAAGCACAATTCAAATGTGGTGTACAAGTTTGCAGATGGAACCGATTGTGCCATTCATTCTGTATTTGAAGGTGCGGGAAGATTTCCGACCAAGATAGCCAAAACTTGCTATTTAGTCAGTCCATCATTTTCCGGAACGGTCGGTGGAACAAACGGGTTATATCAGATAACGGATGGCGACGAAGTTCTGTCTTTGTTCCCAGAAAACAAAGTAAGTATAAACGGACGAGACTTTCAGGCAGTAGCGCCTGGAATATTTGCTCGGACGAGTTAGGAGGTGAGTATGGATGGCTATTGAAGTTGGAATGCCAACTAATTTCTACCATTATACTGCAAAAGCTGCTTATGGTCACCAGTTTAATACGCAGGGAAACGTTAGTTCAAACGAATTCGAAGAAGATGATGGAGTCTTTGTTAGCTTATATCAGGACTCAGTTGCTAATTACATTGGCGTGGACGGAGGGGACTATCGTTGCACAACCGTGTACAGACTAAATTACGGAATCGGTGGAATAAATATGGAAACCACAAATACGAGCGGGAACTATGGCAAAATAGTTAGATTTAGAGTGTCTGGAAAGGATACTAACAATCCTCGATTGCGGCTATACAGAGATAATGCAGCTAGCGGTGCCAATTTATGTTCGAAATTTGACGGCGCAACAATGCCATACCAGAATGGCGAGATGGTCGTGCACAAAACAGAACTGGCATGTCCTTACCCGTATTGTAAGGACGGCCACGGCGACCGAGAAAAGGCTGAGTGTGTATATATTACCGGAATATCAGCGATTATGCATTATTCTGATGGCAGCCAATTAGACAATTCAATTATAATTGCTCGTTTGCCTCCATCTGGTAAAGATTATCCGGTTATATCTGGAACCGACATGAATAAGGTATCTTCATCCGGACTTCCAATGTATTCTGGAGATGTGTGGAGTAAAGATGGTTCCGTCTTTATTTATAATGACGGAACTGTTGAACAGGATTGCGTTACAGGAACCACTCTAACCGTGGTGACAGCAAGCGAACTATCTCTGGCAATGTCCGATTCCGTTCTCGAAAGTAATACCGGGATTCTTGCGGTCGCATGCATGGTATCCGGCGACGGATATGCCCGTTGGGTTGGATACAAGAATGGTGTTTATAAAGTTTATCAGGGTTCAAAACCGCTTTATGGTATGCCGGGCGAGAGAATGACTATAAAAGGTCATGAATTCGTATGCCTTGCATACTCGCCCTTCTACGCTAGACTTTCTTAAGGGGGTTTTATGGAATACATATTAACTTCGATAAAGAAACTTCTTGGTATAGCTCCAGAGTACAAGAATTTTGACATGGATTTGATTATACATATCAATACCGTGTTGGCAATCCTTACACAGCTTGGTGTTGGGCCTCAAAATGGCTTTACCGTGGATGACGAATACACCAGTTGGGATTCACTCCTCGGTGATGACCAGAGGCTCGAACTTGTTAAGAGTTACGTCTATCTCAAAGTCAAGCTTCTCTTTGATCCTCCTACAAGCTCCGCCGTCGCAGAGTCAAATAAGCGCCTTTGCGACGAGCTGGAGTGGAGGATTTTGAATACACCTGCCGACCCTGTCGTATGACATGGGTCTATATTTTTGCTTTAAACGGGCTTATGGGGCGGTACTTCCTCCTTTCGGTACACCTTGCAACCTCCTTGAAATGTTAAGCCATGTGTCTCATAAGTCCGTTTAAATACAACAAAAACTGCAAGAAAGGAGGCGGTTGCCACGGGAAAAGCTGCCGAAAAGATGAGACCAGCATTTACTCCAGAAGCTAGAGAGAATCAAATGATCTCTTTGGCAGTTGATCTCGCTGAGAAACAGCTAAGAGAGGGAACTGCTTCCTCTCAAGTCATAACCCACTATCTGAAGTTGGGTTCAACAAAAGAGCGAATCGAGAAGGAGATTCTTGAAAAGCAGAAAGAACTGATTACGGCTAAAACCGAAAATCTTAAGGCTGCAGCAAGAGTCGAGGAGCTCTATAAAGAGGCGATTAGCGCTATGCGAAAGTACAGTGGAAATGGTGAAGGAGACGATGAGTATGAAGATTAAAACATATTCTGAGTTAATCACTTACCAAACTTTCGAAGAGCGTTATCGGTACTTGCGCCTCGAAGGAATTGTCGGTGCTGATACGTTCGGATTTGATAGAATATTCAATCAACAGTTCTATACTTCAACTGAATGGAAAAGAATTCGCGATATTGTGATAGCTCGCGACAACGGATGTGATTTGGGTGTTCGCGGCCATGAAATATTCGGAAAAATAATCATCCATCATATCAATCCAATCAGTCTGGACGACTTAGATCGTCATTCGGATATGCTGCTAAATCCAGAGTATCTAATCACCACAATGCACACAACCCACAACGCTATACATTATGGCGATGAAGGGTTGCTAATCACAGCTCCAATCGAACGGAGCAAGAATGACACTTGCCCATGGAAAAGGCAGTGAGTAAGGAGGAAAACATGTCCAAGAACTACACAAACTATTCGAAGATCGCCGAGAAGGAAACACCCGAGGTTGTTGATGAAGCAAAATCCACGGATGAATTTTCCGAGGCTTGCGCCGAAAATGGCTACGAGCCTGAAGAAGTTGCGACTGTTACCGCTACGGGCACTGTAACCGGCTGTGAAAAACTTAATGTCCGAAAGGCTCCGAGTATGAACGGTGAAGTTGTTTGCGTGATTGCAAAAGATAGCGTAGTTGTAATCGACGAAACCGATTCAACAGACGAATGGTTCAAGGTGTTCGCTGAAAACGGCGCAGAAGGATTCTGCATGAAGAAGTTTATCAATGCTGAATCTCTTTAACCGGAGGTGAAATTCAAAATGGAAAACTTTGAACTTTACCACCATGGCATAAAGGGAATGCGTTGGGGTATAAGGCGAACCAAAGCTCAGCTTGGGTATAAGACAAATCCGACTAAGAGAAAGGCCAAGTCCATTAATGACGACGCCAATGAACGGATCAAGCAGATAAAAGCTCGTGGACGAGAAGAATCTAAAATAGCTAAGGCAGAGGAACGGGCAGCAGCTAGGATAGCTAAGGCAGAAGCAAAGTATCTTCCAAAAAAGAAAGAGTCTGAAGTTAATAAACCTAAGTCTCTCAGCGAGATGAGCGATGACGAGATTCGTACAAAGATCAACCGCGTTCGACTCGAAAATGAGCTCAAACAACTTACTCCTCAAGAAATTTCTAAGGGCCAGAAGTTCGTAAATTCTCTCGCAAAGGATGTTGTCGGACCGGCGGCAAGAGATGCTGGAAAGAGACTGCTTACTGATTTTCTTAACAAGAAGGGGGCAGAGCTCCTTGGGCTTAACAAGAAAGATGTTGAGGATGCCGCTACAAAGCTTAAGAAAGAAGTCGACTATCTGCAGGATCTCAAGAAGAAGGACGTGCTAAACGATTACTTTGAGAAAAAGAAGTCCAAAGAAGCCGAAGCGGCTGCAGACGCTGCCGATGCTGAAAAAAGAGCAAAACAGGCGGCTAAGGAAGCTAAAGCTGAAGAAAAGAAGGCGGCTAAGGAAGCTAAAGCCGCTGAAAAACAGGCAGCCAAAGAAGCTAAAGCCGCAAAAAATCAGGAAGATAAGAACAAGTCTTCGGCCTCTGACAACGTCGAATATGTTGACGACGCAGACGTAATTGTTGAAGGCTCTCCATCATCAAAATCCAAGAAACAGAAATCGTCAAATCGTTATTACGAAGACATAATTGACATTGACGGATGGGAAAAATCGGTTGACGATATTTCTGGCAGTAGCTCGGTTTCAAGAGGTCGAAGCTATGTAGAATCTATGCTTCCGTATTACAACACGCCAGCTCTTCCATATAGTGCGCCGGCACTTCCGTATAAGGAAGGTAGATAACTATGTCCCTATCCAATACCGCTGTTCCCAAGTATTATGGCCGATTTCGTGAGTCGGTGATTCGTGGTGAAATACCAGTCTGCAAAGAGATCTCTATGGAGATGAACCGAATAGACGATCTCATTGAAAATCCGGGCATATGGTACGACGACCAAGCTGTTGAAGGGTTTGTAAGCTTTTGCGAGAACGAGCTAACTCTAACCGATGGCGAAGACTTGCACCTTCTTGATACATTCAAACTATGGGCGGAGCAACTATTTGGTTGGTACTATTTCGTTGAGCGAAGCGTGTACGAGCCTGATCCGGATGGACATGGTGGTAGATATGTTAAGAAATCTATCAAAAAGAGATTGATTAACAAGCAATACCTAATCGTTGCCAGAGGCGCGGCCAAATCGATGTATGGTTCTTGCATTCAGAATTTCTTTCTGAATGTTAATACTGCAACTACCCACCAGATAACCACTGCTCCAACTATGAAACAAGCAGAGGAAGTTCTGTCGCCGATTCGAACCGCTATCACCAGATCGAGAGGTCCTCTGTTCAAGTTTCTTACAGAAGGTTCCATACAGAACACAACAGGTTCTAAAGCCGATCGATGTAAGCTTGCCTCTACGAAGAAGGGTATCGAGAATTTCTTGACCGGTTCGCTTCTCGAGATAAGACCCATGAGCATTGATAAGCTTCAAGGTCTTCGTGCCAAGATCGCGACAGTCGATGAGTGGCTTTCTGGCGATATAAGAGAAGATGTTGTCGGAGCAATCGAGCAAGGTGCTTCTAAGAATGACGACTATTTAATTATAGCCATGAGTTCAGAAGGTACTGTTCGTAATGGAAGCGGCGATACAATCAAAATGGAGTTAATGGACATCCTAAAGGGCGATTACATTAACCCGCATGTTTCCATTTGGTACTACAAGCTCGACTCGGTCGAAGAAGTCTCAAACCCAGAGATGTGGCTTAAGGCTAATCCCAATCTCGGAAAGACTGTAACGTACGAGACCTATCAATTGGATGTTGAAAGAGCTGAAAAGAATCCTGCAGCCAGAAATGATATTTTGGCTAAGCGTTTCGGAATTCCAATGGAGGGTTATACATACTACTTCACTTATGAGGAGACACTTCCTCATCGAAGACGGGATTTCTGGGACATGCCTTGTGCAATGGGAGCGGACTTATCTCAGGGCGATGACTTCTGCGCGTTTACGTTCTTGTTCCCATTAACTAACGGTTGTTTCGGTGTTAAGACTCGAAACTATATTTCGTCATCAACACTCATGAAATTACCGGGAGCAATGAGAGCCAAATACGACCAGTTCATGAAAGAAGGAAGTCTTATTGTTCTCGATGGAACAGTGCTTGATATGATGCAAGTTTACGAGGATCTTGACGAGCACATTATTCAGAGCAGGTACGACGTAAGATGTTTTGGCTTTGACCCATATAATGCTCGTGAATTTGTAGAACGATGGGAGAAAGAAAACGGACCGTTCGGAATCGAGAAAGTTATACAAGGTGCTAAAACAGAATCCGTTCCTTTGGGTGAGTTAAAGAAACTATCCGAAGAGCGGATGCTTTTGTTTGACGAGGAACTTATGACTTTTGCCATGGGCAACTGTATAACACTCGAAGACACGAACGGAAATCGCAAACTTCTTAAGAAACGGTATGATCAGAAGATTGATGCCGTAGCAGCTATGATGGACGCTTACGTTGCTTATAAGCTTAACCGAGAAGCGTTCGAATAAGGAGGAGATAAAATGGGTTTATCTTTTGGCTCCAGGCTGAAACATGCTTGGAATGCGTTTCGGAACCGAGATCCCACTCCAAGTTACATTGGATATGGATCGGGTTATTCTTATCGTCCAGACCGGCATCGGTTAACTAGAGGTAATGAGAGGTCAATCGTTACCTCCGTATACAATCGAATAGCCTTAGACGTTGCGGCCATCAGCATTCAGCATGTTCGTCTGGATGACAATGGTCGTTTTATTTCGGTTATCGATTCTGGACTGAATAGTTGTCTAACTCTCGGGTCCAATGTCGACCAGACTTCAAGAGCATTCATCCAAGATGTCGTCATGTCAATGCTTGACGAAGGGTGTGTGGCCATTGTCCCGGTCGATACAACTCTAGATCCAAAAGTAACAGGCTCGTATGATATAAATTCAATGCGAACCGGTAAAATTCTTGACTGGTATCCGGCGCATGTTCGAGTGCAGGTGTACAACGACCGAACTGGCCAAAAGGAAGACTTGACCCTTCCAAAAAGCATGGTTTGCGTTATAGAGAATCCTCTTTATGCGGTTATCAATCAGCCAAACTCAACAATGCAGCGGCTTATCAAAAAGTTAAATCTTCTCGATGCCATCGATGAACAAAGTGGCTCTGGAAAATTAGACTTGATCATCCAGTTGCCATATGTCATTAAGTCTCAAGCCAGAAAAGACCAGGCTGAAGAGAGACGAAAAGACATCGAGATGCAATTGTCCGGATCTAAGTACGGAATCGCTTACACTGACGGAACGGAAAGAATCACTCAGTTGAATCGACCGGTTGAGAACAATCTGATGAAGCAGATTGAGTACCTGACGAGTATGCTTTATAGCCAGTTAGGTATCACTCAGACAATATTGGATGGTTCTGCCGATGATAAAACGATGCTGAATTACTACTACCGTACGGTGGAGCCAATTGTTTCTGCTATTGTGGACGAAATGAAACGAAAGTTTCTGACAAAAACCGCAAGATCACAAAAGCAGTCGATTGTGTACTTCAGAGATCCGTTCAAACTCGTTCCGGTTAACGACATGGCTGAGATAGCTGATAAGTTTACTAGAAACGAAATCCTGACCTCTAATGAGATCAGGCAAATAATCGGAATGAAACCTTCCGATGATCCTAAAGCCGATCAACTTGTTAACAGCAATATAAGCCAGCCAGCAGAAGAGCAGTCTGACCAAGCTGCTGACATGATCGACGAAACGAATGAAGGAGGAGAGAATCAAAATGGAGAAGTATGATTTTGCCGGTTGGGCAACCAAGGCAAATCTTCTTTGCTCGGATGGACGAACTATCATGAAAGACGCATTCGTACATAATGATGGTCAGACCGTCCCGCTTGTGTGGAATCACCAGCATAATGATCCGAACAACGTTCTTGGACATGCGCTTCTTGAAAACCGAGAAGATGGCGTCTATGCTTACTGCACATTCAATGACACAGAATCGGGTCAGGCTGCTAAGGAGCTTGTCCAGCATGGAGATGTTAAGGCTCTGTCCATATATGCTAATCAGCTTAAGGAACATGGGTCCCATGTGCTCCACGGAAATATTCGTGAAGTAAGCCTTGTTCTTGCTGGAGCTAATCCCGGCGCGTCGATTCAGTCTGTATGCATTACTCATGGCGAGGATGCAGAAGAGATTGATGAAGCGATTATATTTACCGGTGAGGATATCGAACTTTCGCACACCAATATGCTTGAAGGCGAAGAGCTTCGTACCAATTCAGGTAACAAAACCGAAAGTAAGGAGGATAAGAAAGTGGCAGGCGACAAGAAGGAAACAAAAACCGACGGTGAAGAAACTGTCGCTGACGTATTCAACACACTTACCGAGAAGCAGAAGAATGTAGTCTACTACATGTTTTCGCAAGTTCTCGAAGATAACAAGTCCGACGAGGACAAAGACTCTGAAGGAGGAAATAAGGAAATGAAGCACAACGTATTTGACAACGACGAGACTCGCCAGGAAGGTGTACTCACTCACGCTGATCAGGAAGCTATTATCGCACTCGCAAAGAGCAACGGCGGTTGCACCCTTAAGCATGCCATTGAGACATTTGCTGCGGATAACAAGGAGCTGGCTCACGGCTTTGTTGATTCTGAGGGTAACGACAACATCGACTTCCTGTTCCCCGAGTATAAGGATGTAAAGACCGGCGCTCCCGAACTTCTTGAGCGTGATCTTACTTGGGTTGACTATGTTATGAAGGGCGTTCACAAGAGCCCTATCAGCCGTATCCGTACCAAGTTTGCAGACGCTCGTAGCGCTGAGCTGCGTGCAAAGGGTTACCAGAAGAAGGGTGACGAGAAGAAGATCTCCGGCAACATTACTCTGGTTAATCGTACAACCGATCCTCAGACAGTATACCGCAAGGATTCTATGCACCGCGATGACATTATCGATATCACCGATTTCGATGTTGTCGAGTATCAGTACAAGGTTATGCGCCACAACATGGAAGAGGAGCTTGCTCTTGCTATCATGATCGGCGATGGACGTGAAGAGGACGATCCCGATAAGATCTCCGAGAAGCACATCAGATCTATCTGGCATGATGACGATCTGTACACCATTCACGCTGATGTTGATATCGCGGCTGCTAAGGCTGAACTGCAGGGTTCGAACACTTCTGCAAACTTCGGCGATAACTACATTTACGCAGAAGCAATCATCACTGCGGCTCTGTACTCTCGTGAGAAGTATAAGGGCCAGGGTAATCTGGATTTCTACTGCACTCCGCATCTGCTTAACGTAATGCTGCTTGCACGTGACCTGAACGGCCGTCGCATTTACGACTCCAAGAACGATCTTGCGGCTGCTCTGAATGTAAAGGCGATTCATACTGTTGAACAGTTCGAAGGCCAGACTCGTACAACTGCTGACGGAAAGCAGAAGAAGCTTCTCGGTCTGTTCGTAAACCTGAGCGATTACCATGTAGGTTCCACTAAGGGCGGCGAGATCACCAGATTCGACGACTTTGATATCGACTTCAACCAGTACAAATACCTGATCGAGACTCGTCTGTCCGGCGCTATGGTAAATCTGTACTCCGCTATCGCTCTCGAGGAGCCGGTAACTGCAGGCGCTGAAGCCGCAGGCTAATCTAGCAAAGGAGAAAATTCAAAATGGCGAAGTTTTATGGGAAGATAGGCTATGCTGAAACGGTTGAAACAAAGCCCGGAGTCTACAAGGAAGAAATAACCGAGCGAGATTATTACGGTGATTTAATCCGTAACACCAGACGACTTCAGTCCGGCGATAAAGTTAACGACGATATCAACGTTTCGAATGAAATCAGCATTGTGGCCGATCCGTTCGCCAATCAGAATTTTCATTCTATGCGTTATGTCGAGTTCATGGGTGCTAAATGGAAGATTACCAACGTCGAAGTTCAGTACCCAAGACTAATATTGACGATAGGGGGCGTATACAATGGCTAGTAGGCTTGAACTACAGATTCTGTTGGAAGATATCCTCGGAAGTCACAACGTGTATTTTCAGCCCCCTGCGTCGATAGAGATGCATTACCCCGCTATTGTATATTCTCGTAGTAACATAGTTAACGAACATGCCAACGACGAAGTATACATGCAAAACAAATCCTATGAAATCACCGTGATTGATGAAGACCCGGACGGCGAAATAGTTGATAGAATTTCTCGACTTCCGCACTGCCAGTTCGATAGACATTTCAAATCCGACAATCTTAATCACGATGTGTTTACATTATATTTCTAAAAGGAGGACAACACTATGTCTAAACTTGTTTGGGATCAGACCGGCGAACGCCAGTATGAAACCGGTACCAAAAAGGGCGTGCTTTATGTTCAGGAAGCTGGCGCATATCCTAAGGGTGTTGCTTGGAACGGTCTTACCGCAGTAACCGAGAGCCCTTCCGGAGCTGAGGCTACGGCTCTGTATGCAGACGATATTAAGTATCTCAACCTCTATTCCGCTGAAGAGTTCGGCTGCACTATCGAAGCTTATTCTTCCCCGAAGGAATTCGACGAATGTGACGGTACAGCATCGCTGGCAACCGGTGTTTCTATCGGTCAGCAGAAACGTAAGTCCTTCGGCTTTGTTTACCAGTCTGCTATTGGTAACGATGTCGATGGCTCTGATCATGGCTATAAGCTGCACCTTATCTACGGCTGCACAGCTTCTCCGTCTGAGAGATCTTATGCAACCGTAAACGACAGCCCCGAGGCTATCACTCTGAGCTGGGAAGTTACAACTACTCCGGTTAATGTAACCGGTTTCAAGCCGACTTCCTGTATCACAATCGACTCTACAACCGCTGACCCGACAAAGCTTGCTGCCCTTGAGGCAATTCTGTTCGGTTCTGAGTCCGAGGAAGCTCGTCTGCCTCTGCCTGATGAGATCGCTGAGCTTATGAAGACCGAAGCTGCGGCTGGTTAATTCAGCATTTCGCCAATGTTTGTTTTGAGGCCGGTTTAATCGCCGGCCTCTTTTTATTTTGAAAGGAGAAAATTTACCATGCTTAAGAAGACTATCACTTATACCGATTACAACGGCGTATCCAGAACAGAGGATTTCTACTTCAATCTCACAAAGGCTGAGATCATGGAAATGGAGATGAGTACTACTGGTGGTCTCGCTCAGATGCTCGAGAAGATCGTAGCTACTCAGGACACTCCGTCAATCATTAAGATTTTCAAGGAACTTGTTCTCAAGGCTTACGGCGAGAAGAGTCCTGACGGTAAGCGGTTTATCAAAAACGAGGAACTCTCAACTGCTTTCTCTCAGACAGAAGCATATTCTCAGCTTTTTATGGAGCTTGCTACCGATTCTGATGCTGCTGCTAAGTTTGTCAACGGAATCATTCCTCAGGACATCGACACCAGCCAGAATCCAAATCACCCTGCTTTAAAAGCACATTAACATCGAAAACAATGGAGGATGGGAGAAATGCTTCAGATCACAATACCGCCCGTTGAAAAGTGGGACGAGTTGAGAAATGAGTTTGTTCAGACGAAAGGACAAACCCTACAACTAGAGCATTCTCTCGTCTCTCTTTCAAAATGGGAATCCAAGTGGAAAAAAATCTTTCTTTCAAATCAGGAAAAGACTTACGAAGAAACTTTGGATTATGTAAAATGCATGACACTCACTCAGAACGTCGACCCAGATGTATATAACAATCTTACTAAAGAGAACATCGACGCGATCAACGCCTATATAGACGACAAGATGACAGCCACCTACTTTCCGAATGAAAAGCGGGGCGCTAAAAGCAGCAACGAGCTTGTTTCATCAGAACTCATCTATTACTGGATGATCGCGTTGAACATCCCTTTTGAGTGTCAGAAGTGGCATCTTAATAGATTGCTAACCTTAATAAAGGTTTGCAACATTAAAAACCAGCCACCAAAAAAGATGAGCAAACGCGATACGCTTAGAAATTATGCGGCAATTAACGCTGCTCGAAGAAAACGTCACTGATGAATAACGAATGGAGGTTTACCATGGAAACTATCAGTTTACAGACTTTCTTTCTCGGTTTGATGATCACGTCGGCGTTGGCCAGTCTTGTCACCGAGGCTATAAAGAAGATTCTGAAAGAGCACCAGATAACATACCACGCTAACACTCTTACAGGCATTGTTGCTACGGTACTGTCACTATGTGCCGGCGTTGGTTATATTTTATTCACAGGCATTCCTTTCAATGCTCAGTCAATAATTTACGTCATCGCGCTGATATTCCTTAGCTGGCTGTGCTCTATGGTTGGATACGACAAAGTTACACAGACACTGTCTCAGATAAAAACTTCTGGAAAGGAGAATGAGTAAATGGGTAAGGTTATGAACGCGTCCGACTTCGTAGCGAAGCTTAAGGACATCGCAACTAACTACAAGACACTGTATGTTATGGGGTGCTTCGGCGCCCCTATGACAGCGGCAAATAAGAAGCGTTACATCGAGCATCACCCCTACAATAAGCAGGCTGCTCGTGTAAAGCTCATCAATGCGGCTTCTGCAGACACTTTTGGTTTTGATTGTGTTTGTCTTATCAAAGGCGTCCTTTGGGGCTGGAACGGCGACAAAAACAAGGTTTACGGAGGCGCAAAGTACGCTACAAATGGCGTTCCGGATGTTGACGCCAATGTGATGATCAAGCTTTGCTCCGACGTAAGTACGGATTTCAGCAAAATTGAAGTCGGTGAAGCGGTTTGGACCGAAGGACACATCGGCGTATATATCGGTGACGGTCTTGCTGTCGAGTGTACTCCTGCTTGGAAGAACCGAGTTCAGATTACGGCATGTAACATAGCGAAGTCCGGCTATAACACCCGTAAGTGGAAGAAGCACGGAAAGCTTCCGTACATCAATTATGATGTCGTGACCAAGACTGAATCCAAGCTCGATGTCGCCAAGGAATTCAATAAGTCGGTAGCTGGTAAGTACAAGGTTACAGCTTCCGCTGGTCTTAATATCAGAACCGGCGCGAACAGCAAGAAGACAAGCCTTGGCGTTCTCAAGAAGGACTCTGTGGTTACGAACTATGGCTATTACAACGTTGCGTCCAATGGTGTTAAGTGGCTGTACGTGGTTACAAGTGATGGCATTACCGGCTACTGCTCATCAAAGTATCTTAAGAAGTGCTGACAGGAGGATTGAAATGATAAGTTTTAGACACAAGGGCGACTTCTCAAAAACTAGCCGCTATCTGGTGAAAACCAAAAACGCCGTGAAAATCAAAGATCTGGATCGGTTCGGAAAAGAAGGGGTGGCTGCCCTTGCGTCTGCAACTCCTGTCGATACTGGTTTAACGGCAAGCTCGTGGTATTACGAGATAGAACAAAAGGACGGATCTGTAACGATTCGATTCAACAACTCAAACATTCAAAATGGAGTTCCGATAGCCATCATCTTACAGTATGGTCACGGAACAAAGAATGGTGGCTGGGTACAGGGGAGAGATTACATAAACCCCTCTATCCAGCCTCTTTTCGATAAAATTGCAAATAATGCGTGGAGGGAGGTTACCAAGCTATGAGTACAACTGTTGATCAGAGAGTAGTAGAAATGCGGTTTGACAATCAGAATTTTGAAAGAAATGTTCAAACCAGCATGAGTACTCTCGACAAACTGAAGCAGAAACTTCATTTAAAAGGCGCGTCCAAAGGCTTGGAAGAAATAAGCACCGAGGCAAAGAAATGTAATTTGTCTCCACTTAGCACCGCAGTCGAAGGCGTTAGAGTTAAATTCTCAGCCATGGAAGTTATGGCAGTAACCGCCCTCTCCAATATAACGAATTCAGCAGTTAATGCTGGAAAGAGAATGATTAAAGCTCTGACTATCGAACCGGTCACAACGGGCTTTAACGAATATGAAACAAAAATTAATGCCGTCCAGACAATACTTGCTAACACACAGAGCAAGGGTACACAGATGTCGGACGTAACCAAAGTACTCGACGAGCTGAATACATACGCGGATAAGACCATATACAACTTCGCCGAAATGACCAAGAACATTGGTACATTTACGGCAGCGGGTATTGGTCTGGAAGAATCTGCGTCAGCTATTCAGGGTATCGCGAACCTTGCTGCGGTGTCAGGTTCAACATCTCAGCAAGCTTCGACTGCTATGTATCAGCTTTCTCAGGCGTTGGCGGCCGGAAGAGTATCTCTTCAGGACTGGAACTCGGTTGTAAATGCCGGAATGGGCGGTCAGGTATTCCAAGACGCGCTTAAACGAACCGCTAAGACTATGGGTATCGTTGTAGACGAGTCCAAGAGTTTCAGAGAATCTATTTCTGGAAGCGACTCGTGGTTATCAGCCGAGGTGTTAACCGAGACCCTTACTCAGTTCACCATGGCTGCAGAAGAAGGAAGCGAAAAGTGGGAAGAGTATAAGAAGTCTCTAAAGGAAAAAGGTTATACCGAAGAGCAGGCTGTCGAAATCCTCAAAATGGCTAATACCGCAACGAACGCGGCCACCGAAGTAAAGACGTTTACTCAGCTTTGGGACACCATGAAGGAGTCTGTTCAGTCTGGATGGTCTCAGACGTGGGAGCTTATCATTGGCGACTTTGAAGAAGCAAAATCTTTGCTTACGGGTATTTCCAACTTCTTCGGAGACATAATCCAGAAAGTATCTGACGCAAGAAATAAGGTTCTTGAGGGTGCTTTAGGCAGAACATTTTCAGACTTAACCGATAAAATCAACAAAGCAATTTCTCCGGCTAAAAAAGCAGTCGACACAGTTACCAACGTTAAAGATGCTGTGTCAGATCTTGGAGATATTGTCAACGATGTCATCATAGGTAAATTCGGAAATGGGCAGGAGAGAATCGACAAGCTGACCGAAGCAGGCCAGAACTATTATCGAGTGCAGAACAAGGTAAACGAGACCCTTGGTAACGCGTTCCGTTACACTGATGAGCAGATCGAGGCGCAAGACAAACTGCTTGGGAAGCAGAAAGAAAAGACCGATGGAACTGCAAAAGAAACGGCTGAAACAGTAAAACTCACTAAGGCGCAGAAAAACACTTTGCTAAACATGGGCGCCATGACCATAGCGGAAATGAAATCAGCGGGTCTTACTTGGGAACAAATAGCAGCGCTAAAAGAACTTGGTAAAACCGCCGATCAATTGGGGATGCCTATTGGTGAATTCATTGACAAGATGGATGAGATCGATGGCCGCTGGCTTCTTATCGATTCATTCAAAAGTATCGGAAAAGGTCTTGTTGAAGTTTTCAAGGCTATCGGCCAGGCGTGGAAAAATGTCTTTCCATCAACCATAGACGATAAGGCGAACACGCTTTTCAATATCATAGCAGCGTTCCATAAATTCTCGAGAGGAGTTCTAACAGCAGCTACTGAGAATGCTGATAAGTTCAGAAGAACTTTCGAAGGTCTGTTTGCGATTCTCGATATCGTTAGAACTGTAGCCGGAGGAGCTCTTGGCTTTGCGTTCAAGCTTATAAACTCGATTCTCAAGTCGATGAATCTGAACATTCTGGATGTTACTGCTGGAATTGGTGATGCTCTTGTAGCATTCCGAAACTGGCTCAAGGAAAACAACTTCATCGTAACCGCTTTAGAAAGCCTTGCCTCTTTCATAGGAAATGCGATAGTAGCTGTTAGGGATTTCGTCAAAATGGTTCTTGAGATACCAGAAGTTCAGAACGCGATTACCAATTTCCAGAATGCTTGCTCTAACGTGTTCTCGAGTATCGGAGACTTCTTCTCCAAAGGAGGAGAAAGAATAAAGGAATTCATAGACCGGGTTAAGGCTATGGATTCTATTACTCTCGATGATCTCGGTAAAATATTCGAAGATTTCAGAAAAAATGTACTCGGATATTTCTTCAACTTTGACGGTATATTTGAAGGCATAAAAAACGGGTTACAGACATTCCGAGATTGGGTTGAAAAGTGTCTTGGTGATATAGGTAATAGGTTCGGATGGGCGAAAGATAAGTTGTCTGGTTTTATAGAAATGATAAAAACTAGACTTCCAGCCGCGATAGCCATAGTAGGAACGTTTGCTGGCATAATCATACCGCTTAATAAATTTATTACTATTTTGGATAAAATGGCTCATCCATTTGATGTCATCGAAGATGTCCTTAATAGTTTTGCTAGTTTCTTAAAAGCAAAGGCCTGGGAAGCAAAAGCAAATGCTGTATTGAAACTTGCTTTGGCCCTCGGAGTATTAACTGCGTGTATTGTGGCTTTGACATTAGTTAAACCAGAGAGGTTGTGGGAGTCTGTCGGGGCATTGGCGGCTCTAATGGGTGTGCTTGCTGTATTTACGCTTCTTATAACACTTATTGGGAAGCTTGGTTCAGCAGACCCAAATGGAGTTGGAAAAGGTCTGGCTACTATGTCGTTATCCATGCTAGGCATGGCTATATCTTTACAAATCTTGGTCGATAGTCTTAAGAAAATGGAAGATCTCGACCCGGACAAAATAGGAATTAGTCTTGCGGCTCTAGCCGGCATGGCCGTTGGGTTAGTAGCCTTATCTGTTGTGTTGTCAAGATTAGGCGGAAAAGCATCAGTGGCCAGCGCTGTTACAATGATCGCGATGGCTCTTGCTCTGAAAATGATGGTTGGAGTATTGAACGATCTCGGAAGCTTGAATCTTGGAAAATCATTAGTAGCTCTCGGGCTATTATTCGGAATACTTTCGGCTTTCAAGCTTGTTCTCAAATCATGCAATGGAGTTAAAGCAGGAGCTGCTATAACGTTAATCGGAATAGTTCTGGCTCTCAAGATGACCATCGGAGCAATCGAAACTCTTGGAAAGATGGATTCGAGAACCATAACCAAGGGTCTTATTGCGATCATTCCTATCCTGGCAATGTTCTCGTTGGTAATGGCAGCAAGTAAATTGGCTGGACAAAATGCAGCAAAAGCTGGCGTAGGAATACTCGCTATGTCTGTTGCAATGGTTGTTCTTATACACGCTATGAAACAGCTTGCTGGAATGAATCAGTCCGATCTCGATAAGGGTCTGAAAACAGTAGCTACTGTTCTTGCCTTGTTTGGAGCAATCGTAGCCCTATCATATTTTGCCGGCAAAAACGCTACGAGAGCAGGCGTAATGCTGCTAATGATGTCCGGAGCGATACTTATTCTAACTGGCGTTATATGGGCACTTCAGGCTGTACCGTCAGAAGGTCTTAACAGAGCGCTTGGTGCGATAGCTATTATCAGCCTTATTTTCGGGGCGCTGATAGTGGTCAGCAAACTCGCCGGAGATTGTAAGGGTATGATAATTGTCTTGACAATCGCGGTCGTAGCATTAGCGGCGGTTGTTATGGCATTGTCGATGCTTGACCCATCAGCCTTAGGCCGAGCAACTGTAGCCCTTGATTCTATAATCGCTGTATTTGCTCTACTCGTGTTTGCTTTAGGCACAATACAGAAGAGTAATGTCGGATCGGCTATTGGAGCTGTTTTGGCCTTAACTCTGGTTGTTATAGCGCTAGCGGCAGTTCTGGGAGCTATGACATATTTGCCAAACCCCGATGCGTTACTTCCTGCTGCCGGATCGTTGTCACTTCTACTGCTAGCATTCTCGGCGGCTTTACTCATTCTGTCGAAGGTTGGGCAGATATCGGCGAACACAATTGGATCAGCATATGCGTTATCCGGAGTTGTAGCCATTCTTGCTCTAATACTTGGAGCAATGACGTTCTTGCCAAACCCGCAGCCTTTGATACTTATATCGGCATCGCTATCGCTTCTTCTTCTGTCGTTCTCAGCAGCTATGCTTATTCTGTCTAAGGTTGGAACCATTGCTGCTTCGACAATAGGCGCTGCTTATGCTATGTCGGGAGTAGTTGCTATTCTGGGCGGAATATTGAGCGCGATGACGTTCTTACCAGACCCGTCGCCTCTTATCCTGATAGCTAGCGCTTTATCAATCATGCTGCTAGCCTTTTCAGCAGCGTTGCTTATTCTATCAAAAGTAGGTGACGTGGCTCCTAGCGCTGTCGGGGCTGCTTATGCTCTTACGGGTGTACTAGCAATAATTGGCGGAATATTGAGCGCGATGTCATTCCTGCCTAATCCGGAAGCACTTATTCCGATTGCCGAATCGTTGTCCATAATGATAGGCGCTTTGGCTTTGGTATGCGTAGTGCTAACTAAAGCCGGTGTTAATGCTGCTGCGGCTGTCGATGCAGCTCTCGGCTTCGACGCATTTGTCGGTATAGTTGCCGCATTACTTGTAGCTCTCGGCGGACTAGCTCAGATTCCAGGCTTCAATTGGCTTGTAGAAGAGGGCGGAGATCTTCTCTGTAAAATCGGTTATATTTTAGGCGACTTTGTCGGAAGTATAATTGGCGGTATTGGTGCCGGAATAACTTCTGGTTTACCTGACATGGCCGCTGATATTTCAGCGTTCGGAGAGGGCATTAAACCGTTCCTTGATTCGATGAGTAACGTTAGTCCTGAAGTTGTGGATGGTGTTAAGAATCTAGCCGCAGCGATACTCGTTATAACTGCCGCTAATTTCCTTGACAGCATTACAAGTTTCATGACCGGCGGTAAATCTTTAGAGGACTTTGCAAGCAATATTTCAGAATTAGGAAAGGGCCTTAAAGGATTTGCCAGTGAAATAAAAGGTATAGACGGCGAAGCGGTTAAGGCTGGTGGAGAGGCTGTCAAATCTCTTGCCGAAGCGGCATCTGCAATACCAAACGAAGGCGGCTGGCTTGGTGCAATTGTCGGTGAAAACGACATGGAGACGTTTGCCGAAAAACTTCCTAAGCTTGGCGAAGGAATAAAAGATTTCGCAGATGAAATCAAGGGAGTAAATCCCGAAGAAGTTACTGCTGGAGCAAATGCGTTTGCCGCCATAGCCGAAGCGGCTGGTAAAATACCAAACGAAGGTGGATGGATATCTGTCTTCACTGGAGATAATTCCATAGACGATTTCGCTGCGAAGCTTCCTAATGTCGGAATGTACTTACGACAGTTTTCAGAAGAAACTTCTGGAATGGACTTGGATGTCGTAAAAAATGGTTCAGACGCATTGCTCTTTGTTGCCGACGCAGCAACGAAAATACCAAACGAAGGTGGATGGGCCGCAGCTTTTGCTGGCGAAAACGACATCACTGTATTTACAGCCAAGCTTCCAAACGTCGGAACGTATTTGAGACAATTCTCTGAAGAATTGAGCGGTCTAGACTTAGGAACTATACAGAATGGTTCTGATGCTCTTATATACATCGCAAACGCTGCTACTAAAATACCGAAGGATGGCGGATTAGCTGGCGTATTTGCTGGAGAGAACGACATCGCAACATTCGGTACTAAGCTGACGTCGCTTGGCTCCGGAATCGCAGGTTTTGCATCGAGCCTCAAAAATGATGAAGGAACTTTTGAGTATGGCACTGTAAACAACGGTGTTAAAGCTCTTGGTCTCATATGTGATGCGGCTCCGTCAACGAGCGATCTGATAAAGTTAAGTGTAGTTCCTGATTCTTTCGGAACAAAACTCGAATCCCTTGGGTCCGGAATGGCTGGATTCGCAAATAAGCTCGGTGAATTCAAATACGAAATCGTTAGAGACGGAGTTTCCGGAGTTAAACTTGTTGCTGGAATGTCATCATCTATTCCAGAAGAAAGCGATAAGTTCGTAACATTTGGCGAAAACCTTACCAAATTCGGTAGCCAGATGAGCGATTATTTCGGAAGCATGGCTGGTGTATCTGGAGATTCGATAGTAAGCGCAAAATCAGCAGTAGATGCGGTAAAGAATTTCACAACAGCTATAAATCCTGAAAAGGTTTCGGCGGCTGTGGATTCTACTAACAAACTCGTCAAAATGGTTAAAAACTTGGAAGGCATCGACGCTAATTCAACGTCTGGCTTCACAAGTGCCATTAACAATCTCGCAAAAACCAGCGTCAATAAACTTGTGACGGCGTTTAAGTCGGCATCCCCTGAAATGAGCAACGCCGGCAAATCTCTAATTAGCAAATTCATAGAAGGAGCCAAGTCTGGAGGGGCAAAGGTTGGAGACACCAGCAAGTCGATTGTTACTAAGTTTGTTACAGGTATTAATAGTCAGAAATCAAAGATGAGCCAGACTGGCAAAACCATAGCCGAGCAGATATCCAAAAGCGTTAAGTCACAGGCAACAAAGTTCAAGAGTATTGCTGTTGATTTCATGAAGAAATTCATGGACGGCTTAAAGAGTAAGCAAACGGATGCTAAAAACGCAGCTAAGAACGTGGTTAAAGCTTGCATCGAAAAAGCAAATACGGAGGCAAAGAACTCTAAAACCGCTGGTAAATACTTCGTAACTGGTTTCGTTAATGGTATTAGTGAAAATCAGTTTAAAGCCAAAGCGCAAGCCATAGCAATGGCAGAAGCGGCGCTAGAAGCGGCGGAAGAAGCTCTTGGAATCAATTCCCCTTCGAAGGAGACATACCGAATAGGCGGCTTCTTTGGGCAGGGATTTGTAAATGCAGTAGAGGAATATAGCTCGAAATCTTACAATGCTGCTTACGGAATGGCTGATTACGCTAAGGCTGGTCTCAGCGGAGCAATATCCAAGATTAACGATGTCATGAATAGTGATATCGATTCGCAGCCAACAATTCGCCCTGTAATTGATTTGACGAATGTTGAATCTGGGGCTAATGCAATAAACTCAATGCTTAATCGGAGGCCATCCATTGGCGTAATGTCAGAAGTTAGATCGATTGGTTCTATGATGACTTGGCAAAGTCAAAATGGAACTAACGATGATGTTGTTTCAGCTATAAGAGAACTTAGTGATAAACTTAGTGGCTCTTCTGGTGATAACTACAGTATTAACGGAATTACATACGACGATGGAAGCAATGTTTCCAATGCAGTTAAGACTCTGGTTAGAGCAGCTAGAGTAGGAAGGAGGAGATAAAATGGCGAACACGACCTATACGGTACAAAAAGGTGATACTCTATGGGATCTAGCTCAAAAATTCGGCACGACGGTTAACAATCTGGTTAATCTGAACGACATTAGCAATCCCGATTATATTGTGGTTGGTCAAGTGCTCACGATATCTGGAACTGCAACTACAACGCCAAAAAATCTGTCTTCAAAACCGGTGATTAAAGTCTTTGGTCTTCAGAGTAATACTGATAGGACTGTGTACGCCACATGGTCTTGGGATCAAAGTAACACTGATCACTACGAAGTTAAGTGGGTGTATGGGACCGGCGACGGCGTAGGATTCATAGGTAACAAATCAGACGTTGACGATAAGCAGAGCTTATATACTGCGCCTGAAAATGCTACTCATGTAACGTTCTGCGTAAAGCCTGTTTCTAAAACCTATACATCCAATAACAAAGAGGTTAGCTACTGGACGGCTGGCTGGTCGACTGTAAAAAGATACAATTTCAGCGATAATCCGCCGTCTAAGCCCTCTGCTCCATCTGTTACAATCGAGAATTTCAAACTCACAGCAACACTTGAGAACATAGATCTTAATGCTAAAAAGATCTTCTTTCAGGTAGTTAAAAACGATACTTCGGTGTTCAATTCTGGAACAGCGTCAATCAAGACGAACAGTGTTTCATACTCTTGTCCTGTTGCTCCCGGAAACAAATACAAGGTTCGTTGTAGAGCCGAGAGAGGAGATCTCAAGAGTGATTGGTCCGATTATTCTTCAAACATGGATACAGGACCATATGCTCCAAACCAAATCGTTGAGTTAAGGGCATTGTCCGAAACATCGGTCTATCTGAGTTGGGCTAAGGTTGATAACGCCACTAACTACGAAATCGAATACACTACAAAGAAAAGTAGGTTCGATAGCTCAACCGAGACACAAAAGCTAAGCATTGAGTCGGTTGTAAGTCATGCTGAGATATCCGGATTAGATTCGGGAGAAGAATGGTTCTTCAGAGTCAGAGCTACAAACAGTGTCGGCAACTCGGCGTGGACGGAGATCAAATCCGTCAAAATAGGAAAAGCGCCAGAGGCTCCTACGACTTGGTCTTCATCGACCACTGTTATAGTCGGGGAGCCTTTGACTCTTTACTGGGTGCATAATTCAGAAGATGGATCGAGCCAGACCTACGCTGAACTTGAGATAACTATAAACGGCACAGCGACCTCTTATGCGATTAAGAATTCGGAAGAGGAAGAAGAGAAGGATAAAACCAGTACGTATTCGGTGAACACATCTGGATATCCCGAAGGCACAAAAATTCAATGGCGTGTTAGAACTAGGGGCATTCTTGAGACGTTTGGCGCATGGTCAATCCAAAGAACGGTAGATATTTATGCTCCTCCTACATTAGAGATCAATGTGACGAATTCGTCTAATACGAGTATAAGCACTTTAACTTCTTTCCCGTTTTATATTTCTGGAACAGCCGGACCAAGCACCCAAACGCCGATTGGTTATCACGTAAGCATAACATCGAACGAGATTTATGAGACGGTTGATAACGTTGGTAATCAGAAAATTGTCAACAGTGGCGAAGAAGTATATTCTAAGTACTTTGACATTTCCACTGATCTTCTCATAAAACTTTCGGCAAGCGATTTGAGTCTCGAGAACAATGTAAGTTACACAATTACTTGCACTGTATCTATGAACTCCGGTTTAACTGGTGAAGCGACGTCCGAGCTTACAGTATCGTGGGGCGACGATTCATATTGGCCAAACGCGGAAATTGGTTATGACGGTAGCACATACTCAGCGTCAATCAATCCTTACTGTACCGATGACAATGGATCTTTGGTATCAGGAGTATCGATGGCTGTATACAGACGAGAGTTCGATGGTAGCTTCACCGAGCTTGCCACCGGGCTTGCAAATGCAAAACGTGTATTCATAACCGATCCGCATCCGGCATTGGACTTTGCTAGATACCGGATTATTGCCCAAGATGATTCTACTGGAAAAATAACGTATTACGATCCGCCCGGTTATCCGGTTGGAGAAAAAGCGGTAATTATTCAGTGGAACGAAGACTGGACTAGCTATAACGCTTATACCGATGATGTTCTTGAGCAACCCGAATGGTCTGGGTCACTACTTAGACTTCCGTATAACATCGATGTGTCCGATAGCAATGATATTGATGTTGAACTTGTCGAGTATATTGGACGCCAGCATCCGGTTAGCTATTATGGAACTCAACTCGGTCAAACGTCGTCTTGGAGTATGGAGATAGAGAAGAGCGACAAAGAAACTCTTTATGCTCTTCGCCGTCTTTCCGTCTGGATGGGAGACGTGTATGTTAGAGAGCCATCTGGAAGTGGTTATTGGGCTAACGTCGCAGTATCATTCAGCCAGAAGCACACAGAACTAACAATACCCGTAACGCTGGACATAACAAGAGTAGCAGGAGGAATATGATATGATCGACTGGTTATCGTCTATGCAGCAAACGTTCGAATACTACGTTGTCGATCCTGGCACGTGGAAGGACTCAAAGCTGCTGGACTGTGTTAAATCATGCACGATTGAACGTGATTCTGAAGCTGCGACTCTTGGCTCAGCGACTATGGAAGTTACGGAATCAATTGGCGAATGCTACATACGAGTCTATCTCATAGCGATTCAAAATGGAATAAAAGAGAAGTATCCGCTTGGAACTTTTCTGGTGCAAACCCCTGCAGCAAGCTTCAATGGAAAAGTGCAGGGGTATTCCATTGACGCGTACACTCCTCTTCTTGAGTTGAAAGAAAAGAGTCCGCCAATCGGATACTCTATCCTCAAGAATGAGAACATCATGTCGATAGCATATACGCTTACAAGAGAAAATGTAAGAGCGCCAGTTGTATCAACGACTTGCTCTACAAAACTGTTCGGGGATTTCGTTGCGGAAACCGATGATACTTGGCTAACCTTCTTGTCTGACTTGATGACGAATGCAAAATACAAATTCGATCTGGACGAAATGGGCCGTATTCTATTCTCGCCGGAACAGGATACGGCTTCATTACAGCCAGTGTGGACATACGGCGATGACAACAGCTCTATTCTATATCCCGATATAAGCATCGATAATGATCTTTACGGGATTCCGAATGTGGTTGAAGTTATATATTCTAGTGGCGAAAGCTACTATTATTCAAAAGCCGTAAATGACGATCCAGATAATCCTCTTTCTACAGTAAGTCGCGGAAGGGAGATTGTCTATCGGTCAACAGATCCAGATCTTGTCGGAGACCCGACCGAAAACCAAATAGACGAATACGCAAAGCAGCTTCTTCGTAACCTGTCGTACATCGAAAACACAGTAAGCTACACTCATGGGTATTGCCCAGTTCGAGTTGGCGATTGTGTAAGGTTTAATTATTCAAGAGCGGGACTATCTGGTATAAAAGCCAAAGTGATAAGCCAGTCGATTGAATGCAAACCCGGATGTCCTGTTACGGAGAAAGCTGTTTTTACTACTAAACTATGGGGGTGATATTTTATGGGTTTATCTGCTGATTTAGTCTCGCAGTTTGCAAAGATAACAAACGGTCAGACAAACGAGAAAAAAGAATCAACAGTATACGGCCAGATTGTCGAGCATGGAGGTAAGAATTATGTGCAACTTGACGGTTCGGAACTTCTCACGCCCATTATAACCACCGTCGAAGCAAAGCCCGGTGATCGGGTTACAGTACTGCTCAAAAACCATACAGCAACGGTCACCGGAAACATTACGTCACCAGCAGTCCGAACAGAAACAGTCAACGTGGTTGTTAAAGATATTGAAAATGTCAACGAAGTTCTTGCTGACGTGGTGACGGCTGATTCGTTAAACGCGCTGAATGCCAAGATTTCAAATTTGGAAACGGCTAACGCTACGATAACGGAGTCTCTGAACGCGAATAGTGCGAGCATTTCGGATCTTGAAGCGGCTGATGTTACAATTAACAACACTCTTACTGCGAATAAGGCGAGCATCACGCAACTCCAAGCTGCAGATGCCACTATAAACGGAAGGCTTGACGCTAATGAAGCTGATATTGATGATTTGAAAGCCAATACGATCGACGCCGACACAATTCGGGCAACTTATGCAACAATCGAAAATCTGAATGCCACAAATGCAAATGTAAGCAATTTAACGGCTGATGTGGCAGACATCGATACGCTCATCTTCGGTTCGGCAAGTGGTGATGTTATCCAGACTTCATTTTCCAATGCGGTGATTGCGCAACTTGGTGATGCGCAGATCAAGTCCGCAATGATTGATAGCATATCCGCTGGAAAGATAACCTCTGGCGACATTATCACGAATAATGTTCGGGTGTTGTCAGAGGATGGTAGTCTGATAATCTCCGATGAAACCATGCAGATCAGTGATGGTACTCGGGTAAGGGTTCAGATAGGCAAGGACACTGCTAACGATTACTCGATTAACGTCTGGGATCAAAATGGAGAGTTAATGTTCAGTAAGGGCGGTATTACAGATAAAGCCATCAAGGACGCAATCATTCGGAACGACATGGTTAGCGACACGGCTAACATCGCTGCTCATAAACTGGACATCGACAGTTTGTTCGAGGAGATTAATGGTAGTGAAAACACCATAAAATCTACCAAAGTATATTTGGACGATGAAGGCCAGACGCTCGACGTTGCGTTTGAATCTCTGTCGTCAACCGTTACCGAACAAAGCGAAACCATAACATCTCAGGGTACGGCTATTTCTACAATCCAAGGACAAATCTCAAGCAAGATTTGGCAACAGGATATTAATACGGCGTCTGGCGAGATGTCAACCCAATATTCAGCTCTTTCTCAAGAGATTGATAGTGTATCAGCAACGGTAGCGAGTCATACGACACAAATTGGAACAAAAGCCGATAGCAGCACTGTCACGGCGGTTAGCAACAAGGTCACCAATCTCGAATCCGATCTTTCTGGGTTCCAAACCACAGTAAGCGATACGTATGCTACAAAGGACGAAGTGTCCGATATTGAAACTCGAGTGACATCGGCAGAAACCAAGATAAGTCAAAATGAAGCCGCAATAGCACTGCGAGCTACCAAGACAGAGGTTTCAACTGCAAAATCCGAAGCAATTTCTGAAGCGGCTAGTGATGCTACCTCAAAAGCTAACGACGCTCTTTCCGAGGCCAAGTCCTATGCAGACGCCCAGATAAAGGTAAGCGCTGACGGTATTACGTCCACCGTGAATAGCGTAAAGACCACGGCGGATACGGCATTATCAACTGCAAATGGTGCCAAAAAACAGCGATATCACACGGCGGATGGAACCGCTGGAACGGCGGGATATGTGGGAATCGCGCAGCTTGTTGTAACGGGGAATTACGTTAATTCGCCCATTCTATTCTCGTTGTCCAACCGAGGACAACAATCGTCGAACGTTAGTCTATGCTTTAAGTCGGTCAACAATACGGACCCCGGCTTACAGCATATACAAAATGACGGCGGAATGAAAATATGGGCGTACAAAGCCGATACGTCTACGTGGCAAATCGTTGTTCAAAAGTCCGAAGCCTGGGACGAAATCTATGTAAACGATTTTGCCAATCCTAGAGGCGGAGTTACAGTAACATGGATCGATATTCTCTATACCGAATTACCGACTGAAAACATAACGGAATCAACTGTTCTCGCCGGAAAAATTGAAAAGTCAACCATCGATAATCTTGGAACTCGCATGACAACTGCGGAATCGTCAATTACTCAATTGTCGGATCGCATTACAACCAACGTCACCGCCACTAACAATCTTGGTACGAGGATGTCCACGGTTGAACAGACTGCTATCGGTTTGGAAGCTCGTCTTGATACGGATGAGACTGATATCGATACGGCTCAATCAACGGCAAACACAGCGAAGACGAACGCTGCAACGGCCCAGACGACGGCTAATAATGCTGCTAAAACCGCAACAAATTACCTCGGTTTCAGCTCGAGCGGTTTGGTCGTTGGCGACATGACGGCTAGCACGTTGGGTAAGAACGTTCTTATCGACAGCGACAGCGTTGATATTCGCAACGGAACAACCACTCTGGCGTCCTTCGCTGCATCCAAGGTCATACTTGGTCGAAACGCTGAGGATTCGGAAATTGATCTTTGTGATGGCGCTGGACGAATTAGCGCAAATACGGCTTCAGCTTCTACGAGTTATCCGCATCGTAACGCGATTCTGATAGATTCTCAGGAAATCGAGACGGAAAGCTTGAGGTTTGTTGCGAGCACATCAAACGGTTATGGAGCTTCTTCAACACCAACCGTCCAAAGAGGAACCGAGCTATATATGCTTCGTTCTAGCGGAAGTGCGGAGTCATGCGCTCGATTGAAGGCGGAGCATAAAACAACGTCGTCGGGGGCATATACAAATTCTGGTGTGTCTGCGATTACTTACGATAGTGCTAGCAGCACGAGGCTTCTAGCGTTCGCTAGCGACTCTGCGAACAGCACATACAATCAAGTCAATATATATCCAACAAAAACCACGATGAATAAACCGCTTGTTCTGAACGGAGTCACACACACTGGCAAAAACAAAGTTCTGTGGTCCGGAGGATATTATATGTCAGATACACAAACTGCGACATTGTCCGAGGCGATAAGCGCTCAACCGAACGGTGTTGTTTTGTTGTGGTCGTATTATGTAGATGGAGCATCTGACAATTCGAATTTCAGACCTTACTTTATTCCGAAGCAGTTTGTAGCATCTCATCCCGGAAAGGGCATTTCGATGTTCATGACTAACGGAACGATGAGTATAGCGGCAAGTAAATATGTTTATATTTCGGATACATCAATAAAAGGTCATTCGAATAATAGTTCCGCTGCCGCTGATAAAACTTGTGGAATAACTTCAACACCGAAGAACTTCGTTCTCAGGTATGTAATAGGAGTGTGAGATATGGCTATCAAGAAACAAATAACAGCACCAAACGGAATCGTCACCGAATACCATCGTGTTGCCTCGGTGAAGATCGACACTAATCAGGAGAACACCATTCTTATTCATTCATATTTGTCAGAAGCTGGTCGACAGATTGAAAAAGATTATGCGGCGGGCTTATATTCTGACGTCGAAGAAGGAATGATGAATTTTCCATATGTCGAGGCCAAGTACATCAACTGCGATTACGACGGCGAGATGACGATTGTTGGTGCTTACAATTACTTAAAAACTCTACCTGATTATTCGGGTGGAGAAGACGTCTGAGGAGGAATAGAATGGACTTTACAATAACATCTAACCAAATCATGGGGCTATGTGCTCTGATTGCTTCTTTATGGGGCATCTGGGTCATTATCAAAGAAATCAAGAAGCCTGGAAGTGACCTTAAGAAAAAGGTAGAGGAGCATGATCGACTTCTTAACTGCGACAATAACCGGCTAAAGGAGATCGAGGAATCCAATCGAATGATGCTGCAGAGTCTTCTCGTCATCATAAACCACAATATCACCGGAAACGGGATAGAGAAGATGAAAGAGACTCGAGATCAACTTCAGGAATTCTTGATTAATAAATAACGCAAAAAGGCTCCGTCATTACGACAGGGCCTTTTATATTTCTCCTCGCGTAAAAAAACAATGCCTATTATGGAAGAAAGTGTATTATACGGAATTTGGCGAAAGTCAAATCGGTCGAGTTCGGCACCGTTGGGCCGCGACCTACACTTTCTTTTTTTCTTTTTCCAAAATCACCCCACTGTATGTATACCTCAAAAGAAGCATTGAGTACGGAGATATTAGTCAAAAGCAAAGAGCCGCCTAGTCTGACGGCTCTTAAACTTATACGAATTTCCATTCAATTTTCACATGTTCATCGTCGATTATGATCTGTTCTATCAATTCTTCGATCGTAAACCGTATCTCGTCTTCATCTCCTGATTCTAAAATTTCTCCAAAAGATTGCGCCAATTTTAAAACTTCTTCTGTACTAGAGTTCGATTCTTTTTCCAACGAAGCTACTTGATTTCTTAGGGCTTGTCTCTCAATAGAAAGAGGATCGATTTTAGATTTTACCTCATCCATATCCATACTTCCCAAACTGTATAAATCCGAGTATCTTGATATTTGAACAGATAGTTCTTTAATACGTTTGTTTATCAATTCAATTTGTCGAGGCTTCTCGTTATCAATTGCTACTTCCTCTTTTATTTTTTCAATGTATTTCGGGTCGAAGGATAACTTTGTAATCTCCTCGTATATCATTCGATTAAGTTCTTCCATGCGATATATTTTGTTACGACATTTACAAGTTTTCTGTCTATTAACTTGCTCTTTACTGCTACCTTTCTTTGATCTTGTAGCGCAAACATAGAATTCCGATCTTGTTCCATCCAATTTCTTATGACCCACGGACTTGTAATATTTGGCGCCACAATGTTTACATATTACCAAACCAGCAAGAATAGACCCTCGTTTGAATGAATGTTTTCCAATTTGGCTATTCTTACGTTCCTCAAACAATCGTTGAGCTTGATCATATTTTTCTCTTGGAACGATCGCCTCATGCTCGGCCTCATACCACTTACCATTCTTTTCTATATATCCGATGTATAAAGGATTCTTAAGCATCTTGTTCATTGAAGCTGGTAAGAAGTATCCGTAACGATGGCGATATCCTAATTCCATAAATTCTGTACAAATTCGATTTATAGGAATACGTTTGTTAAACATATCAAAAGCCTTATTTACAAGCATGGCTTCGTATCCTATAACATGCAATTGATCGTTTTTATATTCATAGCCAACTGGAGAGAAAGCAGCTCCATGCCATTTACCTTTCTTAGCTCGCCCTTCGATACCAATAGCCATGCGCTCGGCAATTTGTGCCCGCTCTAATTGGGCAAATACGGAAAGCAAACCGATCATGGCCATACCGACGGGGGTAGTGGTATCCAGATTCTCAGTCATGCTGATGAAATTTATATTTTTAGGCAAGAATGCGTCTTCAATCAATTCCATAGTATCTTTCTGAGAACGAGATAACCTATCGAGTTTATAAACTAAAACAGCATCGAATCGACCTTCCTCTAAATCTTTTAGCATCTCTTGCAAAGCAGGGCGATCGGTGTCAGCACCAGAATGTCCTCCATCTGAGTAAACGCGGTATATATCCCATTCTTTTGCTTCGCAATATTTTGTAAGACGCGTTTGTTGCTCCTTTAAAGAATACCCTTTCTTCTTTGCTTCTTGGGTTGATACCCTAGTGTAAATTCCAACTCTCATGTTGTCCATCCCCTGTTTGTTTTATTTTTTGTACCGAGAAATTGTCATATCTCTAATTGTTGATAATCCTACTAAAATTGCTCGTTTATCGTCGGTCTTTAATTTTTCTCCACAACAAGTCAATTCATCGGTGTATCCCGTAAATTGAATGATGTCGTCAAGTAATTTAATAATGTCGTTGTATCTCGGATTACCGTGAGCATCACTAGCAGTTTCTTTGCGATCTGATTTACCAACTAACCAAGCTGGATTGCATCGCAATTCTCTAGCTATTGATTCAATTACTGGAAGCTTGATGGTCTTTATATCCCCGCTTTCATATCGGTGAATTGTAGCTTTACTCATGTTAAGTCTATTAGCCAATTCAAACACCGATATATTCATTTCTTGTCTCCTTTCGCGTATCTTGGTTCCGATTTCTTTATATTCCAAAATATCACCTCCAACTCTAATATACATAAATAGTCTCATTTTGTGAATCGTTTTGTCTCAAAATGCGAATGGATATTTTTACTTGTTGCGCGAATAAGAGTATTCCGTATAATTTGAATTGTGAGATGCGTAATGCGACTCATTAGTTTCAAAATGCGACTAAAAACCGATGCAGGAGGTGTTGCTGATGCTTAATACAAAAGCATTGAAAAGAAGAATGATTGATAAGAGTCTTACTGGAGTGGAACTTGCTTATCGTTGCGGCGTAAGTCCGTCGAAAATAAGTTTTGTTCTTAACAACAAACAATCGGCAAGACTCGAATTAATCTATAAAATGCAGGAAGTTTTGGGCATCGAAGACGAAGAATTTGGTTACTATTTTCTTGTTTCAGGAGGTGGTCGCGTATCGTGACTAGAATCACCCACGTAATGCGAGATGGCACAGTTAGACATGATATTTCGGGATACATAGTCAAATACGAAGAAGCTAAATCTTTCTACGACAACTTAAGGATTAAGAAAAGGAGAAAGCATATTTGATGGCCACGTTAGTACGACCAGAACTATCTGCTAAGAACAAGTATTGGATAGACAAGCATCGTTATTACGAGCTTAAACATTTCTGCTTGCAATATCCTGAATGGAAGAAAACATATTTGGAATTGGAGTCGGCTAGTATTCCACTGTCCGTTATTGAACATATTCCTAGCAGTAATCTCCCAACTGATCCAACAACAAAGCGAGTTTTGATGAAATTCTTCTATTCTGAAAGAATAAAACTCATAGAGCAAGCGGCTAAAGATGCAGATGTCTATTTATACAGTTATATTTTGAAAGGCGTCACAGAGGAGAAATCTTACACCTATTTGAAAGAAAAGCTCGGAATCCCGTGCAGCAAAGACACATATTACGACAGATACAGACGATTCTTTTGGGTATTGGACAAATCGAGAGACTAATATTTTAGGAGGAAATTATTATGAGAAAACAAGAATTTGTAAAAGCGGTAGTATTCATGGCAATCGGAGGATGCACTTCCAAAGTAGTTCAAGTTATTAAAAGCAAAAGACCGCAAAAGGAGATCACAGAAGATGAACTGTAAATCGAAAAGAGATATTCGTAACAAATCAAGACTAGCATGCGGACTGGTTAATATTTTAAAATATGACGTGGATAATCTTATGTCGGATGCTAATGAATGCAATCTTGATAGACTAATGGATACCATGCAAGAAGCAAAAGAGACTCTTCAAAATGTTATTGATGTAATGGCCGAGATAGAATACGTTTTATATTTGAATAAATTCAGAGAATCTTAATCGCGATGAAAACATATCCCTTTATGAGGAGGTGCTAAGAATGGCAAACAAAGCTTATTACAAAAGGCAGCTTAATGAAATTAGAAAACGATCTAAGAACATTGACGCTATTGTTATAGCATTTAACTCGGACACAAGTTGTGTCGTAATTGATAATGCTAATAACAAAACAGCGGTTGTTTCTGGAGAAGATGTTACATATTTCAGAAAAAGACTGCAAAGGGTATTTAAAGATTGTTTAATTTTTGAAGACAGCACCAAATATGAATAAGAGTTAGGGCACTGCAGAAATGCGGTGTCCTATTTCTTTTCGCGAGAAAAACATATACCTTTATGAGAACCAAGAAGTTCGATTTATTATTTTTAGGAGGAAATTGTTATGTTAAGAGACACGGCAAGGGAACTTAATAAAAAGATGGAGCAGTTCGGAAAAGACCTGATAACATCTGAAATTTCTGGGTCCGATATTAAGAATATGGACGCGGAAACATTCGGAAAGATCAAGAACCTGTTCGAGGTATTCGATCTTGCTATTAAGCTCAACTACGATCTTTGCGCAACAATCGACAGAATGGAGAACAAAATCGATGAACTGGTAAAAAGAAAGTAAGGTTTGGGCCCTTCGGGGCCTTTTCCTTTCGACTTTTCGCGCGAAAAACAACCTATGTTATGGAAGAATCCAACAATATTTTAGGAGGTATTTGTTATGTTAAAAATGGTGGTATTTGCGGTTACTTTGGTTGCTGCGCAGGTAGTAGCAGGCTTGATTATGTTCAAGGCTTTCTACAACAAGCGCTTCATCAAGAAGTACGTCAAAATGGGAGCCGAGATAGCAGAAGAAATAGCAGAGGAAATGATGGATTCAGACGATTGAGGCTTCGGCCTCTTTCTTTTTCTATAAAAACAATCTCTTTTATGAGGAGGTGATACTTGCGATGACTTATAGGCAAATAGAAACAGCACGTGAGGTCAGACACTGGATAACTCAGATAATTGTTCCGGCAGCAACTGCCGTAGCAGTGGCCATGAGTATTCCGGAAGTAAGACAGACGGTCGCTGAGAAAGCTGAAAGTGCTAAAGCCTTCATCAAGAACAAGTTTAGTAAAAACTGAGAATCAAAGGGTCCGAGTAAAATCGGGCTCTTTCTTTTTCTATTCTAGAATAGCTCATCTTTTAATCTAGGTTTCATATTTTCCGGACTCGGGTGACAGGAAAGCATGTTACTTTTGTAATGTGAAAAAATCCCGGGTTGGAATTTTTGAAAAATCAAATCAGAAAGGAGGATACATATGGAATTCGCAATTGCAATGTTCCTTATATTTCTTATTGGTGCTTGCGTTGGTTCGGTCATAGTAAACACCATATACATGTTCGAAAGACCATCTGGAACTCTGAAAATTGACCATACCAACCCGGAAAAGGATTCATATCTATTTGAGATCGATGATCTTGATGACTTGACAAAACGATCTCGAATTATATTAAAAATCCGTCACGAATCAGACCTTTCGCAAAAATAACAGTCCCTATTATGGAACGCGTTAGTTCTAGTAATAGGAAAGGAGGAATTTACTATGGAAATTAAAACCATACTGAAGGAAGAGATCACGGACGAAATGTCCGAACTTAGCAAGCTTGAGATCGGATCAGACAAGTATAAAGCAACGGTCGAAGGTGTGACAAAGCTCGTTGACCGAGTTGTAGAGCTCGAAAAGATCGACGCCGAACGTGACGAAAAGCTCAGAGATAGAAATATCAATTTGGGCATTCAGGACGAACGGTTGAGAATCGAAAAGAGAGATAAGATAGCAACTCATGTGTTGACCGGCGTGTCAATTGCAGTAACGACAGTTGTTACTATCTGGGGTACATTCAAGACACTTAAGTTCGAAGAAACCGGAACCGTGACAACCTTCGCTGGAAAGAATTTCATTAACAAACTGTTTTCCAAGAAGGGCTAAAGCGAACTGAATGAGGGCTGTGGCAACACGGCCTCTTATTCTTTCTCTAGGAGATGATTATGCGATATCATTACGAAAAACCAGATATATACGCTTCTATATTTGGTTCTACATACGAATGTAACCATCCGGCATATAACAAATGCACTTTATATTTGATAGAAAACAAAGGATTGGCTGTTATCCAGCAGCGATTTGACGAAAAAACCAAGAAAACATGGTGGAGTGAGATCGACCCTTGGCTTACTGACGAATTATATTTGCATCCGGGTTTTAAAGAGTTCTTCGACAATCGTTCTGGCGAAAGCTATAACGGATTATACCCAACTGTAACAATCAGGCAAATCATGTGGGCTTTAAAGATGAAGCCTCTTCCGAAAGAACGATGGGAAACTTGCTTTGACAGACGTGATATTTGATTTTCGCACCAAAAACAAGTCCTTTTATGGAGATATATAGAAGGAGGTGACGCACATTGCTAGGTTTTGTTATATGCATTGGAATAGCCTTTGCTATTGTCGTTTGGGGAGCTAAAACGTTCTTAAACAACGACAAAAAGTAAGAGGCGTTTCCGCAAAAACAAGATCGAGTCCTGTAGCTGGGACTCTTTCTTTTATCGCAGTAAAAACACGTCCTTTTATGGAGAAACGCATAAAGGAGGTGCGAATCATGGTACTATTTTCAATATTGGCAATCGCGTTGATTTTATTGGTATTATTTGTTGTTCTAGCGGTAGCAACCGGAGGAGCAGCGATAATAGCAGTATTTGGCGACGTGATTGTTTGCGTGTTGATAATTGCTTTGATCGTAAAACTTATCAGGCGTAAGAAATGAACGATAAAGAGCTCTACAAACGGGCTCTTTATCGTTTATATTCGCGTTAAAAACACACCATGTTATGGAGAGATACGGTTAGCTCAATTGGTGAGAGCACCAGATTAATATCTGTTTGTACGGGTTCGAGTCCCGTACCGCCTCTCTTTTTATTTTATCGAAAGGTGGTAATCAAAATGAAGGTTGACAAATTGATTCGCAAGTCGGAGATATTCTTAAAGCGAAATTCGTCAACGATTTTAACATGTATCGGAGCGGCTGGCGTCGTCGCAACAGGAGTGCTTGCTGCAACCGCTACACCTAAGGCTTTAATTCTTCTAGAGGAAGCGAAGGAGAAAAAGGGCGAGGAGCTTACCATGGCCGAAACATTTATTACTGTTGCACCAGCTTATGTTCCTGCGGTTCTTACAGGAGTATCCACGATCGCTTGTATATTTGGAGCAAATGCTCTGAATAAGCGAAGTCAAGCGTCATTAATCAGCGCTTATGCATTACTTGATAATTCCTACAAGGAATATCGAGATAAAGTGCTGGAATTGCATGGCGAAGAGGCTGAACAGAATATTCGTCACGAGATCGTCAAAGACAAATACTCCGCTTCGGATAGGAAAGACGGCGAAAAACAGCTATTCTTCGATTCGTTCTCTATGAGATATTTTGAATCTACTATCGAAGACGTTCTAAGAGCCGAGCATCTATTTAGCAAGACACTTATTAACTTCGGATACGCAAATCTGAATGAATTCTACGATATGCTTGGCCTAAATCATACCGATTATGGATATGAACTCGGATGGTCTACGGAGGCAGATCGGGCTTTCTATGGTTATTCTTGGCTTGAATTTGAGCATGAGAAAATTCTTCTGGATGACGGTCTGGAATGTACAATTATATCTGCTAATCAAGAACCCGATGCTGGATACATGGGTTTCTGATTCGCATCAAAAACATTCCCTTTTATGAGGAGGTGATACTTTATGAAAAAGATTAATGCTACAACCGCTTTAGGTATTGCATCGATGGTATTGGGTGTTGTTGGAACACTGGTATCAAACGTTGCGAGCCAGAAGCAGATGGATGCAAAGATTGCTGAGGAAGTGAAGAAAAGCCTCGAAAAAAAGTAGAAGACGAAGGAGGTCTAGAAATGGGCCTCTTTTGTTTTTATAAACCGAAAGGAGTAAACCAATGAAACTAACTAAGTTAGTAAAAGACTTTGGCATGGCTTTGTCAAAGCACAGCCCTGAAATACTGGTTGGGCTCGGTATTTCTGGAATGGCGGCAACTACAGTGCTTGCTGTTCGAGCTACGCCAAAAGCAATTAAGCTTATCGAGAAGAAAGCCGATGAAGAAGGTTGCCTGCCAGAAGAGCTATCAAAAACCGAGAAGTTCAAGCTTTGCTGGAAATGCTATATTCCTGCAGCTATATCCGGGGTAACCTCGGCGGCATGCATTATAGGAGCTCATTCTGTGAATGTAAAACGTAACGCGGCGCTTGCGGCTGCTTATACGTTATCCGATTCAGCGTTGCGGGAATACCGTGACGCGGTTGTCGAGACAATCGGAGAAGAAAAAGAGAAGGTTGTCCGGGAAAAAGTTGCAGAGAAACAACTGAAGAAAAACCCCGACACAAATGCAGAAGTAATTGTCACCGACAGAGGTGAAACTCTCTGCTACGACTCGCTTAGCGGGAGATATTTCTATTCTGATCCAGAGTCCATACGAGAGGCTGTCAACAATCTGAACGAGGATATGCTCAATGATATGTATGTGTCGTTGAATGAGTTCTATGACAATCTAGGTCTTGATCACACTAAGCTCGGAGACGATCTCGGTTGGTCTATGGACGATGGCCAGGTACGAATATCTTTCAGTTCGCAGTTATCCAACCGGAATAAGCCGTGTCTGGTTCTTGATTATCAAGTTGCCCCGAGATACGACTACAACCGGTTGTGCCGATAACTCGCGCAAAAAACATTTTATGTTATGGAGAAATCCAGAAACTTATTTCATTTTAAGGAGGACAAAACTATGTCAGAAGAAGTAAAGAAGATGAACGAAGTTGATGAGGAGATCGAGGTTATGTATGATGAGGTCGAAGATGCTGAATCCGAACCCAAGGAATCCAAGTTCAAGGCAGGACTGAAGAAGTACGGCAAGAAGATCGCGATTGGCGCGGGTATTCTCGCTGTAGGAATCGCCGGCTTTATGCTTGGAAGAAAGGGGTCTGGTGAAGGTGAAGAGCCCATCGCAATTGGCTACGATTCTGACAACGGCGTTGACGATTCCGAAGACACGGACGAAACCGAATGAAAGGTGTTTCGAATGCTGGGGAGCACCCGTAACAGGGTGTTCTCCTTTTTGTTTTTTCAGAAAGGAATTGGCCTATGAAATATATTTACGAGGGTCCGGTTATGAACTTTGACCGTTGCATCATATTCAAATGGCGTGGCGAGACGGTCGCTAATAGTGAAGCTAAAGCGAAAAGTAACCTGTCTTACCAATTCAAGAAAGAAAATCAAATGGGTGCAAATGCGAAGATCTCGCTTCCTGGCACTCTTATAAAGGAGGATTAAGATGGACGATTTTGTTCCGAATTCCCACCGATTCAAGGAAGAACAGAAATCTCAGCTCGCCGAACGAAAAGAAAAACCGCCTGTTCAAAAAGTCACCAAGGGTAAGGTAAAGATGAAGAAAAAGAGCGAATTTCACAAACTTGCTGATACCTTCATCTCTGAGGACGCAAGCAAAGTTAAGTCATACGTCGTCGGTGACGTCCTGATTCCGGCTATCAAAAAAGCCATTTCGGATATTGTAACGAATGGCATTGATATGATTCTTTACGGTGAAACTGGACGCTCAAAGCGCTCGACGTCATCTCGGGTATCCTATCGAGATTACTACGACAGTAGACGAGACGACAGACGACCTGATACTTCATCTCTGAGAAGCAGATATGATTTTAACGACGTTATATTTGAGTCGAGAGAGGAAGCGAAGGAAGTCCTTGAACGTATGGACGAACTTATCGACTTATACGGCGTTGCGAGCATTGCTGATTTCTACGATCTTGCTGGTATAACCGGCAACTACACTGATAACAAGTACGGCTGGACTAATCTGAGTGCGGCAGACATCGTTAGGGTCAGAGACGGGTATATGATCAAACTTCCCCGTGTAAGACCGCTTTAATTTGAAAGGAGATATCAAACTATGAAAACAAACATACTCAATTGCGTAACGCGCACATTCCACAAGGCTGGTTTTCAGCTTAAGAAGCACAGCCCTGAAATTCTCATCGTCGCTGGCGTTGCCGGCACTGTAACAAGCGCCGTAATGGCGTGCAGAGCAACAACGAAGCTCAGCGGAATTCTCGAAGAGTCCAAGGCTCAGATCGACCAGATTCACAATTACATTGAAACCGAGGGATATTCTGAGAAGTATACTGAAGAAGATGGTAAGAAGGACCTTGCCATCACTTATATTCAGACAGGAGCTAAAGTCGTAAAGCTCTATGCTCCGTCTGTTATTCTCGGGGCTCTTTCTCTTACAGCCATTCTGACTTCTAATAACATTCTCAGACAGAGAAACATAGCTATTGCCGCCGCATACACGGCTGTTGACAAGAACTTCAAGAAGTATAGAGAACGTGTCGTTGAGCGTTTCGGCTCTGAGCTTGACAAAGAACTGAGATACAACATCAAGGCGAAGGAAATCGAAGAGACTATCACTAACGAAGACGGCACAGAAACAACAGTTAAGAAGGTGGTAAATACTGTTGAACCGGATAATATTCACAGTATGTACGCAAAATTCTTCGACGAATGCAGCCCATACTGGAACAAGGATGCTGATATGAATCTGATGTTCCTGAAGCAGCAGCAGAACTACGCAAATGAAAAGCTGAAAACAACAGGATACTTATTCCTTAACGATGCTTACGATATGCTCGGAATCCCTCGTACTCGCGCTGGTCAGCAGGTTGGCTGGTACTATGATGAGAAGAAGCCTGTAGGCGACAACTACGTCGATTTTGGTATCTATGATATTTACAGCGAGTCGAATCGTCTGTTCGTCAACGGCTATGAGCGTTCAATTCTTCTCGATTTCAACGTAGATTCTAACCTGCTGAATTATCTCGAAAACTAAGGAGGTCTATATTATGACCGGAAGAGAGTTAATTCTCTATATTCTTTCCAACGGGCTCGAAGACGATCAGGTATTTAAGGACGGAACGTTCGTTGGGTTCTATACACCTGCAGAATTTGCGGCTAAATGTCACGTAGGAGTCGCGACTGTAAATACTTGGGCTCACAGGGGTGATATCGAAACCGTAAAATTTTCCAGTGAGATCGGCAATTCATATCTCATTCCAAGGACCCAACCAATTACGGTTATGGTTAACTGGCAAAAAACCAAATAAAAACTCAAAAGGGGCGAAGGTCATGACCGACCATTTAGAATTAGTATCATACAGTTTGGCAACAATGGCAGGGTTCTGCTTTGTAAGTGGTATTCTTATCATCACGAAAGGCAGAAAAAATTGATATGGATAGATTAGAAATGATCATATCCACGTTGAACTACTCATTGGAAACCAAAAGAAAACGTCATCTTGTTGGAGGCGTTCTACTGAGCGTCTCCTTATTCTTTGGCGGTTTAGCTTTCACCATTATTTCGCTTAAGCAGGAGGAAGACGAAGATGAATAAAGCAGCTATATTTGCGTTTATATTTGGCGCGGCTGTTGGTTCTGCGATAACTTGGAAAATCGCTACAACCAAATACGATCAGATACTTCAGGATGAGCTCAACAATCTCTACGATGAGCTTAAACACAATTCGAATGACGCGAAAGAACCAATCGAACAAATCGTTAGGGAACGATATTCTGAACACACAACCGAAAAGCCGGATCTCATGGCGTATAAACAAAAAATCAAAGAAACTGGTTACACTGGTGACGACACGATTGAAGAGGAAGGAGGGTCGGATATGGGCGACAAACCTTATGTTATTTCTCCCGACGAATACGGAGATGCCGACGGCTATGATTGTGAATCTCTCACATATTACGCTGACGGCGTTCTCACTGATGACTGGGATCACCCGATAGAAGATGTAGAAGCGATCGTTGGCGTCGAGTCGTTAGAGCACTTCGGTGACAACGAAGGAGACGAGGATTCTGTATTTGTCAGAAATGACAGATATAAGACTGATTACGAAATTCTTCGTGACAACCGAAAGTTCTCCGAAATACCAAAGCATAACTACACGGTGGACGATGAATGAGTGTCAGAGATGACATTAACAACGAGTACTTCGAATGGATGTACAACTTGGTCTGCGGACGAAGATACGCCAAGCAAATTTCCTACAGAAAACTGCTAACTTATCTGCATGATACCGAGTTTATATTTACCATCTCGAAGGACGAAAACCGAGCTCAAGACGGTATCGATTTGAGATATCGTTTTGTGCTTTTGAACGAAACCGAGGACCTGCTCAAATATTTGGGCGGTCCTTGTAGTGTTTTAGAGATGATGATTGCTTTGGCGATTCGAATCGAAGAAGACACTATGGATGATCCAGCATATGGTGACCGAACTGGTCAATGGTTCTGGGGAATGATTACGACATTAGGAATCGGAGCTATGACTGACGATCGTTTTGACAAAGAATACGTTTCAGAAGTTATTACAAGATTCCTCAATCGCGATTATGATCCAGATGGAAAAGGCGGATTATTCAGGTTAAGGCACTGCAATCGCGACCTTAGAGACGTCGAAATCTGGCACCAAATGTGCTGGTACATAGACGAGATTTCTTAAGAAAGAAGGTGAAAGGCATGAACAACGAATTAAAGCGCATTAACAAGAAGCTGCTTCTGATTAGCATGATTGGAGCGGCTTGTGTCTATATTCTTAACAAGAAAATCGAAGATCAGGCGGCCACAATCAGAAAACTGAGTGAGGAGCTCGACAGTCAGAAAGGAGAGTAATACATGATTGATTTCATAACGATTTCTACACGCTCAAGAAAACAGGGCGTGATTGAAATCTACCCGAAATTTATCATTAAGAAATCCTCCGATTTGATGATTCGAGGCAGCGACTTTTATGCCATATGGCTAGAGGATAAAGGCTTATGGTCGACAGACGAGCAGGACGCATTACAGCTAATCGACCGAGAGCTCGACAAGTTTGCAGAAGAAAATCGTCACAAATTTGATTCGTCCATACGAGTCATGCATATGTGGGATGCTGAATCTGGCATGATTGATAATTGGCATAGGTATTGTCAAAAGCAGATGCGTGACCGGTTTCACACTCTTGATGAGAAACTTATATTTGCAAACGATGAGCCGAGCAAAAAGGATTATGCAAGTAAAAAGCTGTCCTATCCCCTTGAGCCGGGTGATATTTCTGCATACGACAGACTTATGTCTACTCTTTATGACGAAGATGAACGGCATAAGATCGAATGGGCTATTGGCTCCGTCGTAACAGGCGACTCAAAGAAACTGCAGAAGTTCATGGTTCTTTACGGTGCGGCTGGTACGGGTAAGTCAACCGTGCTGAACATTATTCAGCAATTGTTTGATGGATATTACTCCGTATTTGACGCAAGGGCTCTCGGCTCTACAAGCAATGCGTTTGCTCTTGAGGCGTTTAAGACTAATCCTCTTGTGGCTATTCAGCACGATGGTGATCTGTCAAAAATTGAGGATAATACTCGACTTAACAGTCTTGTTTCTCACGAGCTTATGACAGTGAATGAGAAATTTAAGTCGACTTACACAAGCCGATTTAAGTGTTTCTTATTCATGGGCACGAACAAACCGGTTCGGATAACAGACGCTAAATCCGGTCTTATCAGAAGACTGATTGACGTTGCTCCGTCTGGTAACAAGGTGAGCCAAAAAGAATACAATTCGATAATGAAGCGAATCAGTTTCGAACTTGGAGCTATAGCTTATCACTGTCGAGAAGTATATTTGAGCGACCCAGGAGCTTATGACAATTATATTCCTGTTGAGATGCTTGGAGCTACAAATGACTTCTATAACTTCGCCTTTGAGGTGTTTAGTGCATTTAAGGACGAAGATGGGGTCACTCTCAAAGCTGCTTGGGAGATGTACAAAACTTATTGCGATGATGCAAAGGTGGCTTATCCATATTCTCAAAGAGTCTTCAAGGAAGAGCTTAAAAACTACTTCCGAGATTATCAGGAACGTTGCACTCTAAAAGACGGTACTAGAGTTCGAAGCTATTATATCGGTTTTAAAACTGATAAGTTCGATTATCAAGTGATTGACACGGACGAGAAAAAGACAAAGGTATACACTATTCAATTTGATTCTCAAGAATCTATATTTGATAAGGACTGTGCCGATTGTCCTGCTCAGTACGCTACGACTAACGAGACGCCTGCTAAAAAGTGGGACGACGTTACGACAAAGCTGTCAGATATTGATACATCAAAGCTTCATTACGTCAAAGTTCCCGAGAATCATATTGTCATAGACTTTGACCTTAAGGACGAATCTGGAAGCAAATCGTTCGAAAGGAATCTCAAAGAGGCTAGCAAATGGCCGCCAACATATTCGGAACTTAGTAAGAGTGGCAACGGCATTCATCTTCACTATATTTACACTGGCGATGTGTCACAGCTTAGCCGTGTATATGGCGATGACATTGAAATTAAGGTGTTTACTGGTAAGAGTTCTCTTAGGAGAAAGCTTAGTAAGTGTAACGCCTTGCCTATTGCCACCATTAGCTCTGGGCTTCCATTGAAAGGAGAAAAGAATGTGATAAATTTCGAAGGCATCAAGAACGAGCGAGCCTTACGAACAATGATCAAACGCAATCTGAACAAGGAATATCATGCCGCTACTAAACCAAGCATCGACTTCATCTATAAGACGTTGGAAGATGCCTATTCGAGCGGCTTAAAGTATGACGTTACAGACATGCGTAATGCGGTATACATGTTCGCTGCAAACAGCACAAATCATTCTGATTATTGCATCAAACTCGTAAACAAGATGCGGTTTAAATCCGAAGAACCATCAGATTGCGTGGATAGTGATAAGGGCGAAATTATATTTTACGACGTTGAGGTATTTCCGAACCTTTTTCTGGTTAACTGGAAAGTTGAAGGCGATGACAAGCCTGTCGTAAGAATGATAAACCCGTCTTCGGCTGAGATCGAAGAGCTTATACGGTTCAAACTTGTAGGCTTCAACTGCCGTAGGTATGACAATCATATTCTTTATGCAAGACTCATGGGTTATACAAACGAGCAGTTGTATAATCTGTCCATGAAGATTATCTCTGGTGACAAAAATGCTTTCTTCGGTGAGGCGTACAACCTGTCATATACCGATGTTTATGACTTTGCCGCAAAAAAGCAGTCTCTCAAGAAATGGGAGATTGATCTTGGCATTCATCATCAGGAGCTTGGTCTTCCTTGGGACCAAGCTGTTCCAGAGGAATTGTGGACTAAGGTTGCAGAGTACTGCGATAACGATGTTATTGCGACAGAGGCAGTATTCCATCATCTGAAATCCGATTTCTTGGCTCGCCAAGTTCTTGCTGACGTGGCTGGAATGACGGTTAACGACACCACAAACTCTCTTACCACCAGAATTATATTTGGCGGTAACAAGAAACCTCAGGCTTCGTTCAACTATCGTGACATGGGTGATGAGTCCCAGATTGACGGACGGCATACATTCACAAACAACGGAGTGTTCTTCAACGAATTCGGAGACGAATACACTGTCTTCGATAAGAATGGACGACCTATATTTCCGGGATACAAGTTTGAAGGTGGAGTTTCTACATATCGCGGCGAAGAAATCGGAGAGGGAGGCTATGTATATTCTGAGCCGGGTATGTATGGAAATGTTGCGTTGCTCGATATTGCAAGCATGCATCCATCAAGCATTATAGCCGAACAGCTATTTGGGCCGGTATACACAAAACGGTTCGAGGAAATCAAGGAAGCTCGGGTTGCAATCAAGCACAAAGACTTCGATAAAGCAAGAAAAATGCTGGGAGGAGCTCTTGCTAAATATCTTGACGACGAATCTTCAGCCGCGGACCTGGCTCAGGCACTAAAAATTGCCATTAACTCAGTTTACGGCTTAACATCGGCAAGCTTTGAGAATCCGTTCAGAGATCCTCGCAATAAGGACAATATCGTCGCTAAGCGTGGCGCCCTCTTCATGGTTAATCTTAAACATGAGGTTCAGAAGAGGGGCTTTACTGTCGCTCACATCAAGACAGACTCAATCAAGATTCCAGATGCCACTCCGGACATTATTCAGTTTGTCATGGACTACGGCGAGCAGTATGGTTATATTTTCGAACATGAAGCTACGTATGACCGTATGTGCTTAGTCAACGATGCTGTTTATATTGCCAAGTATAAGGACGGTAAGCATGCCGGCGAATGGACTGCGACAGGAACACAGTTCCAAGTTCCATACGTATTTAAGAAACTCTTCAGCAAAGAGCCGATCGAGTTTGAGGATATGTGTGAAACAAAGTCTGTCAGCAGCGCGTTATATTTGGATATGAATGAGAGCCTACCCGATGATCACAACTACAACTTCATCGGAAAAGTTGGCTTGTTCTGTCCGATCAAGCCTGGATGCAACGGTGGAGAGCTTCTTCGTGAAGCTAAGGATAAGGATGGAAACGTAAAGTACGCTTCTGCAACTGGTGCTAAGGGATATAGATGGCTTGAAGCTGAAATGGTCAAGGAGCTTGGAAAGGAAGACGATATTGACAAGTCTTACTACGATAGGCTGGTTGATGATGCTGTCGATACTATATCTCAATATGGCGATTTCGAGCTGTTTGTCTCTGACGATCCGATGCCAGTATCGCGGCATGGAGAAGAACTTGACTGCGGACGAACATCGTGCGTAAACTGCCCAGAGCTTCACAACGACGCATTTCATTTGGAATGTCGGAAAGGCTTTGATCTTCCGCAGATACCGTTTTAAAAGCTTCGCGTAAGAAACATCCTCCTTTATGAAACCAATTACGGTTGAACATTTTAGGAGGATTTTATTATGAAAGCATTTGTTCGTAACATTCGTTATAAGGTACTTGATGCTAGGGCTAGTTGGTGGCTCTTTTGGAAAAACAAATTCCTTAAGAGCTACAACTTTAAAGCATACATTATTTGCCGGCAACGATTACGAGAAGCTAATCAGGACAAACTCCTGGTATTCAGAAGTTATTGTGCTAATTGATTTCTTGCTTTGAGCCCTGTAACAAGGGCTCTTAGCTTTTATCAACAACAAATTCAATTCAAGAAAGGAACCAATCACTATGAAAATCACATTTGGACCAAGAGGAATTCTTCAGATCGACGACTGCCGCATCGTGTACCGCAACTTCAGAGGTGAAGCATCCAAGTTTAACAGAGAAGGCGATCGCAACTTCGCAGTTGTAATTCCCGATGAGGAAATAAAGGACGCTCTTCTCAACGAAGGCTACAACGTAAAAATCAAGCCTCCGCGTGATGAGGCAGACAGCCCGTTCATGTATCTGCCGGTTAAGATCAAGTTCAACGACCGCGGACCTACGGCATATCTGCAGTCTGGCAGAGTAATGCGAAAGCTTGACGAGGAATCAATCGCGATGCTCGACGATATTGACATTCTCAGCGTAGACCTCGACATTCGTCCGTATGACTGGGAGGTTCAGGGTAAGACTGGGCGTACGGCATATTTGCAGTCCATCAGGGTGACTCAGGAGATTGACAGATTTGCGGCTGGATTTGCTAATGAAGAGGAGGAATAAACTATGTCAACTTACAAGGTAACCGTAACAAGAACACTCGAAACCGTTGTTGAGGTCGAAGCTGAAAACCGCTTCGAAGCAATCGACCAGGCGAAGGATATTTACAAGACCGAAGTGCTTACACTCGGAACTGATGATTGGAGCAGCACTATCTTCTCGGCAGAAGGTCCCGTCATCTGATTCGCGATATTTACACACTCCTTTATGAGGAGGTGATTTATATGAGCGATTATCTGGATCCGACAGACATGATGGATTACTTATTTAGATTTAAAACTCTCGAAGACTTCAATAGATTTAACGAAATCTGTGATAAAGAAGGGCTTTATCGACAGGGTAGTAAATCAAAATTAGAAATCATCGTTTTGTCAATCTTTCCGGATACAGCAGAATGGTTAAGATCACAGCTGTAAGTTTAAGAGCTTCGGTTAGAAATAGCTGAGGCTCTTTTACTTTCGCTGAAATAACCGATCCTCTTACGAGGAGGTGATTGTGTATGTCAGAATTCGAAAGACAGATTGCTAATGAGGAACTCATAAAGAGTATGGACCTCGGCAATGTAATCGTCGTTGATTAACGACACAACATATTTAAAAGTTTAAGAGCTTCGGCTAGGAATAGCTGAGGCTCTTTTGTTTTTCTCTCGCTACTAACTACTAAGCCAATGGACACTACTAACAAAGGACGTGTTACATCATGGAAAGCAAAGAAATAAAAATGTACGACGGTAGGGTTTATGGAGTTAAGGTTTCTGAATACGGATTGAAAAACGGATATTTGGATTATCTTACTCTATCCAAAATTATTGGGGATTGTATTCTCAATAATACCGTTCGTTCTGAAACCATGGAAGATTGGGATATGGTAGCTGGAGAATGGAACTTTGATGGTATGGTCTATCAGGACTATATTATCTCAGAATCCGGATACGAATTCTTAGTAGAGTATACTGACGAGCTCGTGTTCTACAACGAAAAGCTTGATATTTATGTCTGGGCTATTACCCACTTCGGAACAAGTTGGGATTATGTCTTGACTGATATTAAGCTGGTTTAAGTATCGAAAGGAGAAACCACTATGGAAATGTATGCCTTAATCAAGTTTGACAGACCGATCGAAAAGGGAGTTCATGTTATATCTCCCGGCGGTTACGAAATGTCATTCAGCAATGGCAAGACTGTTCAATTCGATTTCATGGATTTTGATGGTGACATCGATAAAGAAGATACCACCGTTCTGCGTTGTCACATGGAAACTCTGGACACGGATGCGTTCCCAGATTCGGAATTCCTTAAGACATTCACCGGCTCCGTTACGGAGATTAAAGAGTTCTTCGTGTACACAGGCGAACCCAACGACTCAGAGATAAATCCCGTGGAGCTTAAATCTTTGTTCTTGTATAACGACAACAATGACAACATCTCAATCAAAAGATCTTTATTTGCTGATGTTTTCGAAAGGAGAAACGTATGACACCTGCACTTTTTGCAATGCATTGTTCGAACTGCGAGCACAATAACAAACATCCGCATGTGTGTGCGGTATGCCAGAATGCGAATATGTTTCAGAATAAAACTGGAATGTTTGGCAACAAAACAACAGCTACTTCCAGAAACGATCGGGCTGCGGCATTATGCGTCGGTATATCGAGTTTCACTGAAACTAAAACACCATTGTACCAGGCTATGTGCGACGTGGCTTATTATTCAGACGTAAAACTCAAAAGACGAGTGTGCTATTGTGGTTCAGGCTCAACAGAATACACCTATGAAAGCGACCACGGGGAAAGCGTGATTATTATTGTCCCACACAACGTAATCAATGTAGCCGTTCGTTATTATCGATTCGTACGTGTAATTGCTGATTTCGTAAGAAATTCAATGCACGACGGTACACGCCATACACGCCGTTATACGTTGTTCACTATACTTCAAGATGAGGAGATTAAGACTAAACTCGACGAAGAAATAAATGAAATCCGAACCGTTCTCGCAACGCAGTCTATCAATCGGAATTCTATATTCGGCGCCGATTTCGACGGAGATACAATTAGCACTACACAAAGGAGAAACACCATGACGCCTGAAATCAAAAACGTAATCTTCAACAATCCTGCGACTATAGTCTTCTGGTCTGATGGCACTAAGACCGTTGTAAAGGCTGAAAACGAAGGATTTGATCCCGAGAAGGGTCTTGCTATGGCTATCACAAAGAAGGTATTCGGAAATGAGGGTAACTATTACAACAAGTTCAAAAAATGGTTACCAAAGGAGTCTGGTTCAAAATGAAAGACCTTAAGGAATTCTTCAAAGAACCATTTATCGATCACGTTTACAGCATCGTGAAAATGGAAGCTGATGGCTTAGACGCTATCTATAAAGACTTCATCATTCGGCAAGTTGGTGTGTTCGGTCTCAATGCTTTAATCGAGCACAAGCTTCTCGAATCCTGCGGCATTGTGAATGGTCGTCAGTTATATACTCTTGTTGACAGAAAGTGAATTATGATCGGTGACATTGCTGAACTCATCACGAGGAGAAGGCGGCAAATCCTCGTGCATAGCGTTATTTACTACAGACTTAATGACAATATCATTACCGACCACCAATGGGGTGAATGGGCGCTTGAATTAGAGAGACTCCAAAAGCAGTACCCAGAGATAGCTGCAACTTGTCCATTGGCAAAGGAGTTCGAGGATTTCGATCATTCGACCGGACAGAATTTGCCTCTGGACGACCCCTGGGCGGTCAGCAAAGCTACACAGCTATTACGAATGCGAGATAGAAGGGAGGCGAAAGAGCGTGGCAAAGACTAAAAAGCCGTTTCTATACGACTATCAAATGAATGCGGTCAACCATATGAGAAATGGCTGTATCCTCAATGGTGGTGTTGGAAGTGGTAAGAGTCGAACTGGGTTATATTACTACTTCAAGGAATGCGGAGGAAACATGATTCCGGATTATATTCCTATGACTCATCCAAAAGACTTGTATATTATCACGACAGCGATGAAACGAGATACTTTGGAATGGGAAGGCGAGCTTGCTAACTATCTCATGTCTACTGACCCAAAACTCAATCTCCACAATGGCAATAAAGTTGTAATAGATAGCTGGAATAATATTAAGAAGTACGTTGACGTTGTTGACGCCTTCTTTATATTTGACGAGCAAAGGGTGGTTGGGTCAGGCGCTTGGGTAAAGGCGTTCCTAAAAATTGCCCGGGTGAATAAATGGATATTGCTTTCTGCTACTCCTGGGGATACTTGGTCGGATTATATTCCCGTATTCATCGCCAATGGCTTCTACAAAAACAAGACGGAATTCAACCGTGAGCATGTTATATTTTCGAGATTCTCAAAATTCCCGAAGATTGACAGATACACTGGCACAGGAAAGCTCATACGTTTGAGAAATCAAATCTTAATTGATATGGACTTCCAGCGTAAGACAGTTGCCCACCATGAGGATATTTACGTCCAATACGATATTTCCAAATACAAAGATGTGATGCGAACTAGATGGGACCCGTTTTCTAACGAGCCTATCCAGCAAGCTTCGGGTCTTTGTTATGTTTTGCGGAAGATTGTGAATTCGGATGAGAGTAGGCAGGTGGCTCTGGCCGAAATATTAGAAGAGCGCCCAAAGGTTATTATATTCTACAACTTCAACTATGAACTTGATATTCTCATGGCGCTCGCTTATAGCATGGCGATTGAGGTTGCACAATGGAACGGACACAAACATCAACCGGTTCCGGATAGCGATCGGTGGGTATATTTGGTTCAGTATTCCGCTGGATGCGAAGGTTGGAATAGTGTAAAGACCGACACCATAGTCTTCTATTCTCAGAATTACAGCTACAAGGTTATGACTCAGGCTGCTGGACGAATTGACAGGCTGAACACCCCTTACACCGATTTATATTACTACCACCTGAAATCTCGTTCCGGAATTGACTTGGCCATAAGCAAAGCGCTTAGAGACAAGAAACAGTTCAATGAGAAGAAGTGGGTTAAGTGGTAGAAGAAAGGAAACGTACAATGCTCGACTGCTACACATATTCTGGAGAACCCATATTTCTTGATCAAGAGGATATGAACTACGAAGAGTGGGCTTTTCTCTGCAGGATATTTGGATTTGAAGGTAAAGATCCTAGAGAATACGTCAGATTTGTATTCGAAACCTTCGAGGCTTGTGTGAAACAGAGACCTCGTCCTAGCGAATCAATATTGGAGGTAGAGTTGAATGCCGAAGGGTAAGAAATTCGATGCTGCCGAGAAGCACTTCGAAAAAGAGCGGCTTAGACTCAATCGGGAAAATAATAGTCTTCGCAAACTACTTTCGGAACTTATAAAAAAGAACCGGGATCTTTCCGAGAGGGTCGATTCGTTGGAAGACGAAAACCGGAGGCTTAATGATTGGGTCGAACGTCTCCTGGAATTCACAGAGATGTCCAAGGAGGATATTAAGAAGGTTGTCGAGCATGAAAAGTCGACGGGTGGGCTCATTGACATACTTAAATCGATTACATTTTCGGTGGTATTAGTTCCGGCTGACAAATTTGATTTATAGAAAGGAAATTAACATGATTGAAATACTTAAGACAGTAACTCCGTCTCCCGAGCAGTGGGAGATTGTAATCGAAGGGATGCGTAATCCCATGAACAGCTGGGCCAACATGGACAGTGTTGTTGACGGCGAGAAAATCGACGTCGGCGAGGCTGATAAATTCCGCATGGTCGCTCTTGCGAAGGGCGGCCCAGTTCATGCTAAATACAGACGCATGCTTCCCGTGCATGTGACTATCAATGCTCCTTTATATTGGTGGAAGGAATTCGAGACATACCGGACTGGTATAGCTCCGAATCCAACTGACATTGAGCTTAATTCCTGCAGTACGATGCACAAGATCACGGAGAAGGAATTTGATCTGAAGGATTTCAGCAAAGACCATCTTCTTCGCGACAGTCTGAAGGGTCTTGAGCGAGATATTGATGACCTCAATTATTATCGTGCCATGTACTTTGACCACAAAGCGAAGGGAAATGACGACGTAGCTAAGCTGTATTGGTGGCAGATAATCCAGCGACTTCCTTCCAGCTACAATCAGAAGCGAACTATGGCTGCAAACTACGAAGCTCTTGCGGCTATGTATTACTGGCGGCACGACCACAAGCTCGACGAGTGGCGTAATCTCTGCGAGTGGATGAAGACTCTTCCTAACAGCGAGATTATTACGATTTGGTCAAAGGAGGCGTGAGTATGATAGTCAAAAAGTGTGATATCTGTAAAAAAGAGATGCGCGATCCCGTTGGCTATCGAAGATTTTCTATTTTCGATAATTCTGCTCCACGTGAAAAAGGAATTCAACTCTCAGCTACATCTTGTTATGGCGCGCCTCTCTCGAACGCCGAAAGTAGGAGGTTATATTCATGACAATACTATTTTGGATTATTGCTATCTTAGCAAGTTTATTCCTGGGATATGTGATTGGATTTTATTTCGGTCACGTACGTGGTTGGTTCGACGGCATGGAAGAAGCTGAACGAATGCTTTACGAGAAAATCGATGAGATGAAAGAAAGTGAGAACAAACACATATGAGAAATTTCAGAGAGATTCTTGCTGGCGTAATGATCATCTGTGGTCTTGCGCTTGTTTTGTTTTCCGTGGTTCAAGCTGAAACCTTTTATATTTGGGCCGATCGGTTCTGGGTATTGTCTATCTTTGGAACGGTTCTATGTGCTTTAGCCTTTCCTGTTGCTGGAGAAAGGCCATTTCAGAAGATAGCCGATTCGATAGATGGACGACTAATAAGGAAATTCAGCCATGCAAGGAGGCGTAAGTAAATGAAAACCATTTGCAAGACCTGCGAGCATTCTATATTCTGTCCTACCTGGGGCGAATACAAATGTGTTCTGCATTGTAATAAATTCATTACGGGCCTGGTAGGTTGCGACGACTTTAAGGAGCGCGGTAAGGATTTTGAGGAGAAGCCTTGCCAGTGCGAGACGTGCTCAGAAAGGAGTAACGAAGAAGATGACGTGTAGAGAGAAGCTGAAGATAGAGCGTGGTGATGAAGGGTTTTATATGACTGTTGATCCTTATAAAAGCCCAATGCCACGAGGTTGCCCCAGTGACTATGGATACTTAGACAAGCCGCCTATTTGCGATGGTGGAGATTGTGCACTTACTTGCGACCAATGCTGGGACCGTAAGATACCGGAGGTTGAGATAAAGACTGAGCCAACAACTATAGAAGAATCTGAAAATCATGTTTCAGAGTTTTTCGAGAAATTATTAGGTCCGACCATAAAAGACTCTGGCAACCGTAGAGAATTCGAGACCGGTGCTGTGCGGGATATTTGTGAGGGTAAGGGGCGGTGTGATCTTATGCCGCTGGAGATTGTCCAGAAACTAATAGCCCGCTATTCTGGAAATGACAAATTGCTGAATCAATCGGCTGTTATACATGAAATACACATTTTTCAGTATTCAGGAATGGTGGAGCATTTATTCTCGGCATTACATGCTTTTAGCCTCGTTGATTCTGTCAAAGCTACTTGGCCTGACGTTTATACTATGCTTCTAGACGTCGCTAAGCATTTTGAGGCGGGAGCCAAGAAATACGGCGAATACAATTGGCAGAAGGGTATTCCGACTCACTGCTATATTGATTCGGCGGTACGGCATTACTTGAAATTCTGTAGAGGAGATAAGGACGAGCCGCATGACAGAGCATTCGTGTGGAACATCATGTGCTGCATCTGGACGTGTGGATCGAAGCCTGAGCTGAACGACTATCCTAGGAAGGAGGAAAAGGATGAGCCAGCAAAAACACAGATCAATTAAAACTAACGGCGAGGGATATTCCGATCCTACGGCACATTCTGCGATAAAGAATATTCGTAAGGATGAGGATCGAGTATCAGATTTGATACATGCGATCAAGATCATGTGTGAACTCGCTGGGTTCCATGTGGAAGAGCGTATTGTTCTTAAGGACAAGCGCACTGGTAAGATTTGGAGGTAGAGGTATGGAATATTTATGCCGAAAGATTGAAGACGAAGCTTTGACTAAGATGGATGAAGAGTGTTTCGGCGACGACCAGGAACAGAATCATGTAAATGCAGATCGAATCCTTTGTGATATTATCGAAAAACTTGGTTTTAATCGGTTAGTTGAAAAATTCGATAGCATCGGCAAATGGTATGCCTGAAAGGGAGGAGAACTTATGATCAAAGCATCAATTACAGTTACATGTGACCGATGTGGGTATACAAAGACTTATGATGTAAGCGCCCACAGTCGAGTGAATATTTTAAATCCAATATTCAGCGACGGGTGGGAGCCTAATGGCGTATCGAACGGTCATCTATGCTTGGCGTGCCATGAAAAGTTAAACGATATGATTGCAACGTTTTGTGGTAAATCGTCGGACAACAAAGAATGCGAGTAAATACATATGCAAGTGAAGAAACGCAAAGGCAAGGTTTTTGGAGGATCGATGTCTGCTGCGGAAAAGAAAGCGGCGGAGATTGAGATCCGCAAGCAACTTGCTGAGTTTGACCAGAAGAACGCCATGGAGCTGGACGCTTTGGTATTGTGGATTCTGCATAATCAGTTCGGATTTGGAGAGAAGAGGTTGAAGCGGTTTTACGACGCTTTTGCTGAGGAGATCTTCAAATTGGTCGATCGATATATTATGGAGGATTCGGACGCTATATGGCTGTGTACCTTCGACCTCGAACGGGATGGGATTGACATTAAGAAATGGCATGAGGAATTCCAGAAGAAGTTGGAGGAGAGGGGGAAGAAGTGAGGTAAATAAATGAGGGTATTCATATCTGCAGGCATGACCGGACGATCTGAAGAAGACGTCCTTGACGATATCCAGAAAGCCACCGACTGGATTCATGAGGAGATCGACAAAAACGCCGAGATTGTTCATACATACTTTCAGGAAGAAGCTCCGGCAGATGCTGGTCCAACTTGGTATCTTGGAAAATCAATTCAGGTGCTTGGAACTTGTGATCTATGCTGCTTTGTCGGAGACTGGGAGATGTACAGAGGATGCGTAGCTGAGCTGCATATATGTGAGATATATGGCATTGATAGAACATACTTCGTCCGTTGATACGAATTTGGAGGGCTGGTGAAATACTGGCCCTCTTGTTTTTGTCTCGCGTTGAAAACATAGTCCTTTATGAAAGGATGGTGATTACCATGACGGTGACACTTATTAAATTTATGACAAAAGAAGAACTGATAAAGATGATGAGTTCGATAAAGAATTTTAAGTATAATGGACGATGCATAAAACCATATGGACATTATAATGAACCTAACTGGGTTACAAGGGCAAAACATACCTTTAAAATAAGTAGAGTTGATTATGTAGACGTGTTACTTGTTGGTGAGGGTTATGTCCGATACGATAGCCGGAAAGATTCTATAATATACGACATGTTGACTGAATTATACGGATTCGTCGAAGAGTCTTAACAGGCTCTTCTTTTTTTGTATCGCGTTGAAAACACATTCCTTTATGAAAGGATGTGATTATTTATGTGGTGGCACATTAAACAGACAATCCAACTAAAATGGTTGAATTTGGGTTTATCGATTATTCATAACATTTATTCGAAAAAATCCTTATCCGACAAAGTACGTATGGCAGGAGATATTCGTAGCGGTATAACAGAAATCAGAGACACAATGAATTCTGCGGAAACACTCGCAAGAAATCATGGTGATATGTATTTAGCGGATTTGCATAAAAAAATAATTGTTATATGTGATAAATTCATACTCGAAATGTGGGTTGATTCTCTGGAATTTATTTGCACTGATAATCGCAAAACCGACAAAAGGGCCTGACAAGCCCTTTTGGTTTTAAAAAAGTGGGCAGAAGGTTAAAATTCGCGGATTTTACATCTGCTATGATGAAAGGATGGTGTTTATTTATGAAAAGCAAAATATTAGATGAAGCATTCACAGCACTTATATGGATATTAGTTGTGGGCGTAGTACTACAGACGATTTGCGACTTAATTGGAGCAAGTTTGATGGGTGTTATAATCGGAGCTATAATCTGTGTAGTTTGTGTGGCTTTACTGATTGTGAGCTTTATCATGAAAGCAATCGTTGGTAAAAAGGATGAGTCCTGAACAAGGGCTCTTTCTTTTCGCGTTGAAAACACTCTCCTTTATGAGGAGGTGATAATTATCATGAATATTTTAGGATTTTATAGCAAATTGAATCTGACTTTGGTAGAAAAAGATGGCGTGTGTTTTGTTGTAGACAAAAGCAAGCGCAAAATTATAGCCAAAGGTAGTGAAGAAGAATGCACTAAATTATTTGTTATGATCATCGCAGGTTTTTAAACAAGGATGAGCTCTAACAAGGGCTCTTTCTTTTGTCGATTTGGGTAAAATTTGTGGCCATTTTTAGTTGCGAAAAAGTGGCCAGCGGCCATTTTTATTTGGCCATTTGAGTGGTTTGTGGCCAAAAAAGTGTCCAAGTGGCCAAAAAAAGTGGCCAATTGGCCAAATCCTGAAACAAAAGTGGCCAGTAAAAGTGGCCAAAATGACACGAAATAGGGGTCAAAATGGGCAAAAAACGGTCTTTTTGGGGTATTTTTGGGCTAAAATTGACGATTTTTGAGTTTTGTGGCCAAATGGCCACTTTTTTTCTTATTTATTATGAAAAAAAATAATTAAATATATAATAATAAGCAAAAATTTTTGGCCAATTGGCCAGCGACGGTTTTGAGGTTTCCAAGTGATGGTCGCGATATATACAAGTGCTGTTATGAAACAATTACGTTTCAGGAATTAATACATGGAGGATTTTATTATGTTTTTTGGTGAAATGTTAAGGAAGCTGGAAGAGATCGATAGAAGGGTCGAGACACTAGAGCACGAAAGCTTACGCTATTGCAAAACGAGAATCGGAATGGCAAAAAGATATTTCAATTACTATAAGCAGAAAATTGATGATATCCCAGATGAGCAATTGGGTGATGATGACATTCGACAGAAAGTAAATTTATATGTATGCCGAATGGAGGAGGAACTTAAAAACGCTCGTTTGTGGGAAGACGAAGCAAATAAGCTTATAGATGAAATCGAAAAACTTAAGGCTGAGAGAACCGAGCTCATAAAGAAGATAAGGCATTACGAAGGTATCGAAACCACTAGAGAGCCAGACATGCTTGACTATGAACTAATGATTATTAAAACAGGTTTTATTCACGGAACAAAGTTGTGACGGACAGGAGTCTGGGCTTAATGCTCAGGCTCTTTTGTTTTTGGTTATATTTTAAGGCTTTTAAAAATTCGCGTGAAAAACACGCCCTTTTATGAGGAGAAAAATAATATTCTGCCGAAAATCGGCGGTTATTACTTTTTCTTTTGCATTTCGAAAGATTGAAGGGAGGTTCACCGAATGCTAGAAAGTAAATTCCAAGCAAATCTAATCAAGAAGCTTAAGAAGATGTTCGAAGGCTGTATCGTAATGAAAAACGATTCTGGCTATATTCAAGGAATACCGGACTTACTTGTGCTCTACAAAGATAAGTGGGCCTCTCTTGAATGTAAAAAGCACGCGAGTGCAGCGAAGCAGCCAAACCAAGAATACTATGTCGGACGAATGAACGATATGTCTTTCTCAAGATTCATAAGTCCCGAGAACGAGGAGGAAGTATTACGTGATCTTTCAAAAGCATTTAAAACTTGAAGGACTGCATGCACCGTTTAGCCCTAGTCAGCCTAGCTGGTTAAGGTACAGCGATGATAAGGCTCTCGAAGTTTATGAGAATCGTAAGGCTGCCGAAATGGGAACACGCCTCCATGCATGGGCGAAGGAAACTATTGATTTGGGGATCAAGCAACCTAGATCCAAGAAAACAATCTATGCGTACGTAAACGACGCTATTGGCTTCAAGATGGACACTGAGGTTGTTCTGTATTATTCCAATCGATTCTTCGGAACTGCCGATGCTATATCTTTCAGGAATGGCTTTCTAAGAATCCACGATCTAAAAACCGGAAAGACACCAGTACATATGGAGCAGCTTGAAATTTATGCTGCTCTTTTCTGTTTGGAATACAAAATCAAGCCTGGCGATATCGAGATGGAACTTCGCATCTATCAAAGTGATGCGGTTCTTTGCCACAATCCTTTACCGGAAAAAATACTTCAAATAATGGACCAAATAGTCCACCTTAATAAATTATTCGAACAAGCGGAATACGAGGAGGCCTAATACATCATGAACCCTATAGCAGAAGAGATTAAATCCTATCTCGGTATAGCTAGTGACACTGAGTCGGAAGAAAACTCATTGAAGCATTATGGAATGCCGAGACGATCCGGCCGGTATCCTTGGGGTTCAGGAGAAGACCCCTATCAGCACAGCATGGACTTTCTTGGTAGAGTCCAAGACATGCGTAAGAAGAACTTTACGTACACTGATGAAAACGGAAAGACGTGGACGGGTGACAATGCAATTGCCAAGTCTATGGGTTTAACATCAAGCGAATTCAGAATTGAGCTGTCCCTGTGCAACAGCGAGCGAAGAATGCGTCAAGTAGCTACTGCCCAAAGATTAAAGGAGAAAGAGGGGCTTGGTCCTACTGAGATTGGAAGACGTATGGGCGTTCGTGAATCAACTGTACGTTCATGGCTTGAAGAAAAGTCTGCGGCTAAGATGGTTGAAGCAAGACTCACTGCTGATTTCATTCAGGATCAAGTTGACAAATACGGAATGGTTGACGTCGGTAAAGGCGCTGCGGCCGAATTGAGAATCTCTAATGAGAGAATGAAAGAGGCTCTTTATATTCTTGAGAACAATGGCTATCCTGTTTACGGCGGAGGCGTTCCTAATATAACCAATGCAGGAAAGCAGTTAAACCAGACTGTTGTATGTGTACCCGGAACCAAGAAAAACGAAATCTATGATTTTGAAAGAGTTCACGGGTTAAACGAAGAGCAGTACATATCAAGAGATGGCGGTGTCACTTTTGAAAAGAAATTCAACTATCCTGCTAGCATGGATTCGAAGAGAATGATGATTCGCTATGCAGAGGACGGCGGTGTTGATAAAGATGGAATTGTGGAACTTAGAAGAAACGTTCCTGATTTATCACTTGGCGAATCAAGATATTCTCAGGTTCGTATTCTTGTAGATGGAACCCATTACATAAAGGGAATGGCTGTTTATTCGGATGATATGCCTGATGGAGTTGACGTTATATTTAACACCAACAAGACAAAAGGCACGCCGATGACTAAAGTTCTCAAAGAGATAAAACCCGATCCTGACAATCCTTTTGGCTCATTAATCAAAGATGCCGATCAGGGAGGCCAGTATTGGTACACGGACAAGGACGGAAACAAAAAGCTTGGCTTAATCAATAAGCGTGCCGACGAAGGAGATTGGACCGAATGGAAGGACGCGCTTCCTTCACAGTTCTTATCAAAGCAGAATCTGTCTATGATCAATAAGCAGCTTAAGATAGCCAAGCAGGATAAGCAAGCAGAATTTGACGAGATAATGGCTTTGGAGAATCCTACTCTTAAGAAACATTATCTTAGCGAATTTGCTGATAGCTGTGATGCCGCTGCTACAAGTCTTCAGGCTGCGGCTTTACCGGGTCAGAAGTATCACGTTATCATACCGGTGAATAACCTCAAAGATAACGAGGTTTATGCCCCTCAGTATGAGAATGGAAGCAAACTTGCTCTTATTCGTTACCCACATGGCGGAACTTTCGAGATTCCTATCCTGACAGTCAACAATAAGAACACTACCGCCAAGAGCATTATTGGAACAGATTCAATAGATGCTGTCGGTATAAACAAAAAGGTTGCGGATAGATTGTCTGGCGCAGACTTTGATGGCGACACAGTAATGTGTATACCAACCCATGACTCGAAAGGCAAGGTTAAGATTACATCAACCCCTCCGTTAAAAGGACTTGAAGGATTCGACCCGAAACTTGAGTACGGACCCGAAACATACAAAGGCAGAGATGTCAAGCTCATGTCTAAAGGTAATGTACAAAAGCAAATGGGAGTCATCTCCAACCTTATAACTGATATGACTTTGCAGGGTGCTTCACAAGATGAAATGGCGGCTGCTGTTAGACACAGCATGGTTGTTATTGATGCTTACAAGCACAAGCTCGATTATAAGCAAAGTGAAATGGACAACAACATTTCGGCTTTGCACGAGAAGTATCAGGGCAAGAAGACAGGCGGAGCTTACACCATCATCTCTAAGGCTAAGGGCCAAGAATCGGTTGGCAAAAGACAAGGCAGCCCTCATGTGAACATTAAGGGATCTAAGTACTATGATCCTACCAAACCTGAGGGTTCTCTTGTTTATAAGACCGCTGACGATTTGTACTACCCCATACGCAAATATGATAAGGCCACCAAGACAATGACTATGACCCTCACCAATGGTAAGAAGGTGTCCTATAGGGTTGACAATGAGGCTGAATCTGAAAAGTACAGTGCGGTCAAAAAAGTTAATCCTGACACTGGCGAAGTAACTTATACCAACAAAGCTGGAGACATTTCCTACAGAGTTGACAAAAGAACCCAGAAAAGTACTAAGATGGCTGAGACCGATGATGCAAACACCCTTGTATCGCCCCTTAAGCACCCCAAGGAGCTAGCCTATGCAGATTATGCCAATACTATGAAGGCTATGGCTAATCAGGCTCGTAAAGAAATGATGTCTACAGGCAAAATATCTTACTCGTCTGAGGCAAAAGCTAAATATAGAGAAGAATACGACTCTCTTATGCGGAAACTTAATGACGCCCAGCTCAATGCAACAAGAGAAAGGGCTGCTCAGCGTATGGCTAATGCTGAGCTTAAATATAAACTGGACAACCAGAATATAGAAAAGGGCGAAATTAAGAAGGCTGGTCAACAGGCACTATCTAAATATAGAACCACCTACAGTGCTATAAGCAGAAAGGATAGGTCTATAGACATAACAGATAGAGAATGGGCTGCTATACAGGCGGGTGCTATTAGCGAGACTCAGCTTAAGTCTATCCTGTCTAATACTGATCCCGACAAGCTCAGACAAAGAGCAATGCCTAAGAATTCAACCACTTTGAACAAAGCTAAAGTTACAAGAGCAAAGAACTTAGCTTCAAATGGTTACACTTTAGAAGAGATTGCTAGAAAACTTGGAGTTTCTACTTCAACAGTTTCAAGCTATCTCAACAAGTAAGAGGTGAACAACTATGAACAATGATCATGTTTCGTCACTTGACGAAAAAGTAAAAGATCACGAATGCATGTTGACAACCGTTGACAATCCTTTTGATCCGTTTGAGAACTTTGATGAATGGTTAATGTTCGATATGGAAAAAGGATACAACACTTGTGGAGTCCTGGACAGGATGTCGTCTAACATTACTAACGATCTTTCTCAAAAAGAAGTTGATAGAGAGATTGAAAGAGCGATAGATGAATTAATCAAGAATGATTTCTTGGATCTTTACAGGAAAGTAACAAGATTCACAGCAGCTTCTGCGTGATCACGGCAACCGGAGAATATAAAAATATAGGGGAGGGGGTCCCAAAATATACACCCCCTCCTTAAT